TCGGATGCAGACCGTCTAGATATATTTCGGCAACAGTTCTTTCAATCTTCACTTCCTGATCTACCAAAAATACCTGGATACCACGTATGCTGGTTGACCACTACAAACCCAAGAGATACGATTAATATGCGTATGCGGTTGGGTTACGAAGCCATTAAGCCAGAAGACATTCCTGGCTGGGAATCAACGTCTGTTAAAACAGGTGATTGGATTGGCTTTATTGGGGTTAATGAAATGCTCGCATTCAAGCTACCACTTTCTCTTTATGAGAAGTACATGCAAGAGGCGCACCACGATGCACCTTTGCGTGAGCTAGAAAAGTTGACGGATACTTCCGAGTTCCTTAAACGCGACGCAGAAACTACCGGCAGTCGTCTATATGAAGGTGATGGTACACAAGACTTGAGGAAAAATGCTGGTCGAGCTCAATTTGACTTGACCTAACTTTATTTTTTTTAAGGAGTATTAAGATGCCTTCAACAAGCGCACCTTTTGGCTTCCGCCCTTCTTTCCACAACAGTGGTCAGATTCGTCCGAAAGCTTATACAATTGCATCAACTTACGCAACGAACATTTTTTCAAATGATCCTGTTAAGTTAACAAACGACGGTGTTATCCAATTGGGTACTACCGACGGTACACGTACAGGCACTACTGGTGGTGTTACCTTATTGGGTACACTAGCTGGTGTTGAGTACCGTGATTCAACTGGCAAACCGTCTATCTCTCCATACTGGATTGGTGGTACTACTGCTACTGACGTCACTGCTTACGTGTTTGACGATCCAGAAACATTGTTTGAAGCTCAGTACACAAATCCAGGCACAGCTGGTACAGACTCAGTTCAAACAGCCGTTGGTGAACAATGTGACTGGGCTGGTTTCACAGCTCCAGGTGGTTCAACTCGTACAGGTCTTTCAGACGCTTATTTAGGCGCCATCGAAGGTTCAGGTACTGGTCAGTTCCAAATCACTGGCTTCGCTACTAATATTAACCAATCGCTAACAGATGCTTATGTTGTTGCGTACGTTCGTTTCAACGAGCACGCTTACAAGTATCCAACAGCATCAATCTAAGGAGGTCTGACAAATGGCAACCCCAATGAGAAGTACGGACTTTAGGTCCATTGTTGAGCCGATCCTTAACGAAAGTTTTGACGGTATTTACAGCCAACGTGCTGACGAGTGGAAAGGCGTGTTTGATGAGGTTCAAGGTATCAAACGTAACTACCACGAAGAGCCTGTATTGTACGGCTTTGGTGCAGCACCTGAATTACCAGACGGTATGGCAGTTACTTACCAATCTGGTGGTGTGTTATTCGCACAACGCTACTGGTACAAAGTATATGGCCTAGCTTTTGCCTTGACTAAAGTCTTGGTAGAAGACGGTGACCATATCCGTATCGGTCAAACATACGCTCGTCATTTAGCTCAATCTTTGGTTGAGACAAAAGAGACCTTAGCAGCTAACGTGTTGAATAACTCATTCAACAACGCTTACGCTGGTGGCGACGGTGTTTCATTAATCAACGCTTCACACCCAATCGTGAATGGTACATTCAGCAACCAGTTAACTACTGCAGCTGCTTTGTCACAAACATCATTGGAACAAATGTTGATTCAAATCCGTCAGGCAGTGGACAACAACGGTAAACGTATCCGTTTAGTACCACAAAAACTAGTATTAAGCCCATCTAACGTGTTCCAAGGTGAAGTATTGCTAAACAGCGTATTAAAAGCTGGTACTGCAGACAACGACTTGAACCCGATTAAATCAATGGGTCTATTATCTGGTGGTCAAGCTAACATGTCTCGTTTGACTTCAAACACCGCTTGGTGGGTGAAAACAGACGCGCCAGAAGGCTTGAAAATCGTTATGCGTCGTGGTTTAGAAAAATCGATGGAAGGGGACTTTGAAACTGATTCTATGCGCTACAAAGCAACAGAGCGTTATAGCCTAGGTTGGACAGATCCTCGTGCCGCTTACGGTACAGCTGGTATCTAAGTTGTAATGGTCAGGGGGCTTCGGCCCCCTACCAACTTTCTGGAATTATTATTTTAGCTTATTAGACCGTTCCAGCGGACGTTGCACAGACTAATAAGCGACTTGTGCAAAAAGGAAATATATCATGGCATCAAGCACCTTTTCAGGTCCAGTCACGAGCTTAAACGGCTTTATCTCTGGTACTTCTTCAGCTCCAGTAGTGGTAACAACTGCTGGCAACATTAATTCAGCTTACGCAACAACATCTGCAACCACAGGTGATACTCGTCTTGTTTATGACAAGTTGACATTCACATCTACAGGTTCAGGAGAAACATTGCGTGCATTCTCTGTAGTAACTGGCGCAGGCGCAGCTGCAGCTGGCACAATTAACGGTGCGCACATCTCTATGTCAGTTAGCACTGGCGGTACTATTTCTGGTGCAGCTAACGCATTGCGTGCTACTTTAGGTGTTGCTTCTGGCGTAACTCCAGGAGGCACATTGGCTGCTATCCAAGTTGATTCAGACATCGCTTCTGGCGTAACTGTTCCAGGTACAGCTGCGTTTATTCGCGTAACTGACTCTAACTCTACAGCGTTAGGTACTTTATTAAACGTTCCAGCTGCTATGTTGCAAAACACAACAGCTACAGCAACTAAAGGTATCAAGATCGTTGATGCTGCAGGCAATGACTACTTCATTCTCTGTGCAGCTTCATTGTAATAATGGAAATCACCAAAGACTTTTTGGTGGCTGAGATACAGTCGCTTGAGCAAGAATTAACTAAGGCTAACACTTTCGTTATTCAAGCCCAAGCGACTATCGTGGCTTATCAAATGTTGATCAACCGACTTGAAACACCCTCTACTGATTTAGGAGAACGACATGGCAGATGCAGTAACAACACAAACAATCCTTGACGGCGACAGGCTCGTCATTCAAAAATTCACAAACATCTCTGACGGCACAGGCGAATCAGCCGTAGTTAAGGTAGATGTTTCAACTTTAGCAGTTAACACCAACGGCAGTGCTTGCACAGGCGTAAAGATTAACAAGATCTGGGCGCAAACATTTGGCGTTGCTGTAGACATCCTTTGGGACGCAGACACAAACGTAATCGCTGATACCGTCCCAGCTGACGTGATGTACAAGATGTGCTTCTCAGACTTTGGCGGTATTCCAAACAACTCAGGTACAGGCAAAACTGGCGACGTGGTATTCACGACAGTTGGTGCCACTGCGGGTGATCGTTACACAATCATCTTAGAGTGCATTAAAACCTACGCCAACCCAACTACGTTCTAGGAGCAATATCATGGCATGTACATATGTAAAAGAGTTTGATTTTGGTTCAGCAGGTAAGATGAAAGGCAAAGCTTACGCTGAAGGCGGCTGCGCAACTAAAATGTACGCTAAAGGTGGCGACATTAAAGCTGACATGAAACAAGACAAAAAGATGATCGCAGAATCAATCCACAAGCACGAAAAAGCACAACACCCAGGCAAACCCCTTACCAAGCTTAAAAAAGGCGGCAGCGTGATGGAAAAGGCTACTGGTGAGCGTTATGCGTCTAAATCAGCGATGATGAAGCACGAAAAGACCGAAACGCCACGTATGCAGCGTGAAGAGTTGGTTCAAAAGCGCGTTGTTAAGGGCCCAGCTATGGCTGCCGGTCGTGATCCACGCGTTCCAATGCTTATGTGCGGCGGTAAGGTTAAAAAATAAGGAGCAAACGATGGCTGCTAAAAAAGGTTTATACGCAAACATTCACGCTAAAAAAACTAGAATCGAAGAAGGTTCTGGTGAAAAGATGAGAAAGCCAGGCTCTAAGGGTGCACCTACAAAGAAAGACTTTGCTGAAGCTGCCAAAACAGCTAAAAAATAGTATTTTTTTAACTTGGCGTAGTATAATAAGCTGAAAAGATTGGGCTTGCTGTAACAGCGGCCATCAACTAGAGGAATATTTTGATGGCAATGTCAGGAACAATTAGCACGACTACCTTTAACACGAGACGCGTGATTGATCACGCTTTTCGTCGTTGTAAGATTCCACCTCAAAAAGTAACCGCTGAGATGCAACAGACAGCAATTGATTTGCTGTACCTGTTGCTTTCAGAGCTTGCTAGTATCAAGACCCCATCCTGGTGTATCGATAAGCTTATCTTACCTATGTACGAAGGGCAACCTATCGTTACGCTCCCGTTGGGTACTGAAGAAGTTTTAAATCTTAACTATCGTACATTATTACAGCAAGTTGGTGTAGAAACTATTACAACCACTACATACGAAGTCGACTTTGGTGGACAAGACACTATCGTTAGTAACGTAGGGATTAAGTGGCTAACACCAAGTGTTGACGTAGATTTAGAAGTGTCTGAAGATGGCGATATCTGGTTTAAGGTTGGTGAGATTCCTGCATCAGCTGGCGCTAACGAGTGGATTTGGTATGACATTATTCCTGCTAACGCGTTTCCGTTCTTTAGAGTAAAAAGTAATGACCCGTTTCTTGTAGAGACTGTGTTTTTAGGTAACACGCCTACTGAGATTCCATTTGGATTACTTAACCGTGATACCTACGTGGCACAAAGTAACAAAGTGTATAACGGTCGGCCCACTACCTATTGGTTCCAACGTAACATTAATCAGCCAACACTTAACCTTTGGCCTGCCCCTAATGCTTATGCTGAGTATGCTCAGTTGATTGTGTGGCGTCATCGTCAAATTATGGACGTTGGCAACTTACAACAAGAGCTAGACATCCCTCAACGTTGGTACGATGCTATCGTAATGAAGCTTGCATCTAAACTAGCAATGGAAACAGAAACTGTTGATCCTAATTTGTCTGTTCAATTAATGCAAGTTGCTGAAATTTCAATGCGTACAGCATGGGATGGTGACAACGATGGTAGCCCAACTACTATTCAGCCTTGGATTTCACCGTACACAAGGTAAATATGGCTATTTTTCTTGATACCACTGGAAATTCTACCTTAGGTGTTGCATTGTGCGCTCGTTGTAGTCGCAAAATGCCCCTTGCTGAGCTTTATTCTGACCCAAATTCACCTGGGTTGATGGTGTGTAAAGAAGATTTAGATAACTACGATCCTTATCGCTTGGCCCCTCGCCCAGCTGATCAGATTACACTGCCTTTTGTACGTCCAGACTTACCTTTAACACAAGATCAGTACGGTATCATCACTCAGGATGGTGAAGAGTATCTCATCACTGAAGATGACACTGGTTATTTATACGCTAAGAAGAGATTTTAATGGCACAACCATACAGCCAGATACCATTAAAGATTACTCAACTACAAGAGGATCCAGCCCCATCAGAAACGGGGTGGATGGTGTATGTCCGAGATGGGCAGACCTATAAAGTACAAGTAAATGCACTATTAAATGTGTCTGGTGTGCCTACGTCACGTGTTGTAGCTGCTGGGACCGGGCTTACAGGCGGTGGGGCACTGTCATCTAACATCACAATTTCTGTTGCTGTTGGTGGGATTGGCTCAACGCAGCTTGATTTGACAGGCGTTTCAGCTGGTGTCTATGGCAACTCTAACAACTACCCGGTTATTACAGTTGACGCAAACGGTCGTTTAACAGCGGCAACGACCTTACCTTTACCCTCTACGTCGGGCTTTGTACCTACCTCACGCCAAGTAATTGCGGGTATTGGGTTAACAGGCGGCGGAACATTAACAAGCGATGTAACGCTTTCTGCTGCATTATCTAACGCTACCCCGCTAGCTGTAGGCGACGCTACTGCAGGTGTAAGCAACACAATGGCACGTGCTGATCACGTTCACCCTTCTATTGATTTAACAGACACTGATCAAACAAATGGTGTTTTAAGCCCTACCCGTGGCGGCACAGGCACAGCGTTAACTGCACCAGCCGATGGCGGTATCGCTTACTCTGACGGCAGCAATATATTAATAAGTAGCGCTGGCTCACTTAATCAAGTATTAGCCTCGTCAGGCACAGGTGCCCCATATTGGGCTAATGTAGATTTAAGCATTCCTGTCGGAGCCAACTTAGTTAAAGCTGGTCCTGCAAGTGGAGTGGATGCTATTCCAACCTACAGGAACTTAGTTAACGCTGATTTACAGTACGACTCATTAACAATTAATGGTACGCCAGTTACTTTGGGTAGCTCAGGCACAATCACTGCGGCGGCACCTTATGCTTTGACTATTGGCAGTGGATTGTCTGGGACTAGTTATAACGGCTCTTCTGCCGTTACAATCACCAACACAGCACCTGATCAAACAGTGGTTTTAACTGGCGCTGGCACAGTTGCCGTTACTGGTACGTATCCTAATTTTACGCTGACAGGGACTGGAGGCACAGTAACTAGCATTACGGCTGGCACAGGTTTAACTGGCGGCACGATTACAACGTCTGGCACAATTGCTATTGACACAGTTGCAGCCACTAACGGGGGTACTGGCACTAGCACAGTTGCTACAGGCGATTTGTTGTATGGTTCAGCTACAGACACATGGTCCAAGTTACCGCTAGGGGTTGCATACAAATCATTGATAATTAATGCGTCAGGCACTCAAGTAGAGTGGAACGCCGTTCCGTTAAATCAAACTACGGCTGTTTCTGGTGAGCTTGGTGTTGCAAATGGAGGTACAGGAGTTTCAACAATTACTGGTCTTGTAAAAGGTAACGGCACAACTGCATTTACTGCTGCAACAAGTGGAACGGATTACGCCCCTGCAACTTCTGGCACAAGCATTCTTTACGGCAACGGTGCAGGTGGTTTTAGCAATGTCACCGTAGGATCAGGGTTGTCTTTTTCTGCAGGCACTTTGTCTTCTACATCAGCGGGCGGATCAGTCACTTCTGTAGCCGCATTAACACTAGGCACAACAGGAACAGATTTATCATCTACAGTTGCCAACAGCACAACAACGCCTGTCATCACACTGAACGTGCCAACTGCATCAGCAGCCAATAGAGGAGCATTAAGCTCTGCTGATTGGTCGACATTTAACGGCAAACAAGCTGCGTATACAAATTTAACAACTATCGGCTCTTTAGCAAACGCTACAGGTTGGCTATATAATAACGGTTCAGGCACATTCAGTTATTCAACACCTACAAAAACAGATGTAGGTTTAAGCAACGTCACCAATGACATTCAAACAAAAGAAGCTATAGTCCCTAATACCGCACCTGCCTCAGGACAAATTCTTGTAGGCAATGCTGGTGGCACTGCGTATGCACCTGTTGCAATGTCTAGCGACGCAACATTGGCAAGCACAGGAAGTTTGACACTAGCTACAGTGAACGCTAATGTTGGTGCATTTACTAACGCTAATATTACAGTTGATGCAAAAGGTAGGATTACTGCTGCAGCTAATGGTGCTGCTAGTGGCGGAACTGTTACTGACGTATCTGTTGTTAGCGCTAACGGATTTGCAGGCACTGTAGCAACATCAACAACAACCCCAGCGATTACACTTTCAACAACTATCACTGGTTTATTAAAAGGTAACGGCACAGCCATCTCTGCGGCTACTTCTGGCACTGATTACGCCCCTGCAACTTCTGGCACGTCTATTCTTTATGGCAATGGCGCAGGTGGCTTCAGCAATGTAACTGTAGGCGCAAATCTTACGTTTACAGCAGGCACACTAGCTGCAACTGCTAGCAGTCCGCAAATAGATAATGTATTTTTAGAAAATAATCAGACTATAACAGCAAGCTATACTGTAAGCACAAACAAGAGTTCTATGACTGTTGGTCCTATTACAGTGCCTTCAGGAATGAATATTACTGTCCCTAATGGATCTAGATTGGTGATTTTATAATGGCATCTACAATAAACGCAACAACAGCCTCAGGCGGAGGAGTAATCACTACAGCAGACAGTAGTGGCGATTTAAACATACAAAGCAGTGGCACTACCATTGCTGCGATAACTTCTACTGGAGTTGCAGTTACTGGCACATTGACTGTAAACGGAGCAAGTTTAATTCCAGCGGGAACTATTATTCAATTTTCTGGAACTACTCCTCCGACAGGTTACTTAACTTGCCCTACTTCCGCCACGACAATATCAAGAACTACTTATGCGGCTTTATTTGCAGCTATAGGTACAACGTGGGGCGCTGGTGACGGCTCTACTACTTTTGGTATTCCTTGGTTTGCTGCTGGTTATGCTATGACACAAGCCAACTCTAACGTAGCTACAGCTACAGTTGGTCAAAACTTAGCACATACTCACTCATTTACACAATATCAAGCTACTGGTGGGGGTAACTCATCTGCTGCTGCTGTTGCTTCAGTTCCAGTAACAACAACAACATCTTCAAATGGTGGAACTGCCAACTTGGCAGCATCAACTGCAGTATTATTCTGCGTTAAATTTTAGGAATTAATATGAGAGTTTATTTATTTGATGGTGTTACTTTTAAATATGCAGGTTTTTATGATTGTCAAGAAAGCCCCTTAGAACTTGGTGTATATATTACTCCTGCTGATTCAACACCAATAGAGCCACCTACATTTACAGAATTAGAATCTTGCACTTGGGATGGAGAAGTTTGGGATATAACTACATTACCTATTGAGCAGCCAGTATTAGAATATGCAGCCCCACCAGAACCAACCAAAGCAGAATTGATGGCTGAACTTGCAGCCTTAACAGCTAAAATACAAGCACTAGGAGCATAGCATGAGTTCAGTAATCATAGCAGGCGATACCAGCGGAACAGTAACCCTAAGCGCACCAGCTGTAGCGGGAACAACGGTATTAACATTACCTGCAACGTCTGGTACGGTTTTAACAAGCGCTAGTACAATTAATGCTAACAACATCACAAACTCTGGTGGTTGGAGTGTAACACCTAGCGGAACTACGTTATTCTTTAATTATAACGGCACTAACGTTGCCAAGTTAGACTCATCAGGTAACTTTACAGCCCTAGCAAACGTAACAGCATACGGAACAGTTTAATAATGGCACTTAATTCATCAGGTCCGATAAGCCTTGCTGGCGCAATTACAGGGCAGTCTATTGCCTTAGAATTAAGCCTAGGCACTTCAACGCAAATTAGCCTTAACGATACTGCGGTAAGAACGCTTGCTGGCGTTGCTAGTGGAGCTATTACAATGCCTACTAATTTTTGGGGTAAAAGTATGGCTCAATCAGTTATTGCAATAGCACATAATAATACCCCATTTATATCAACTTATCCTTTTGAAGTAACATCTAGTATAAGTCCTCCCAGGAGTGCTGGTTTTGGCACTAAGTATGCTAACCCTGCAACACTTCCAACTGGTACTGGGCTTGGAGTTGCATTTAACCCAGCAGGAACAGTTATTGCAGTAGCACATTCCGTAACACCACGTATATCAACTTACCCTTGGTCGGCTGGTTTTGGCACTAAGTATGCTAACCCTGCAACACTTCCAACTGGTTTTGGTCAAGGTGTTGCATTTAACCCAGCAGGAACAGTTATTGCAGTAGCGCATACCGGAACACCTTTTATTTCAACTTACCCTTGGTCGGCTGGTTTTGGCACTAAGTATGCTAACCCTGCAACACTTCCAACTGGTGAGGGTTATGGTGTTGCATTTAACCCAGCAGGAACAGCCATTGCAGTAGTGCATAATGCTTTCCCAAATATATCAACTTACCCTTGGAGTGCTGGTTTTGGCACTAAGTATGCTAACCCTGCAACACTTCCAACTGGTACTGGGTTTGGAGTTACATTTAATCCAGCAGGAACAGTTATTGCAATAGCACATGCCGGAACACCTTTTATATCAGCTTACCCTTGGAGTGCTGGTTTTGGTACTAAATACGCTAACCCTGCAACACTTCCAGCTAGTTTTGGTCAAGGTGTTGCATTTAACCCAGCAGGAACAGTTATTGCAGTAGCGCATACCGGAACACCTTTTATTTCAACTTACCCTTGGTCGGCTGGTTTTGGAGCTAAATATGCTAACCCTGCAACACTTCCAGGTGGTCAAGGTGAAAGTGTTACATTTAATCCAGCAGGAACAGCCATTGTAGTAGGACATGGCTCAACACCATGGGTTTCAGCATATCCTTGGAGTGCTGGTTTTGGTACTAAGTATGCTAACCCTGTGCCACTTCCAGATGGTGGAAGTGGCGGTGCGGGTCAAAGTGTTGCATTTAACAATGTTTAATATTTTTTTAATCAGGAGAAATAATTATGGTAGTAACACAATCAGAACATTTAGATACACTAGTTACAAACGCGTATCATCGTGAAAAAGAAGTTTATCAATATCAAGTTAATGTAGATAACTATACTGTTATGCTTACAGGATTGCCGCAAGATGCTATTCCTAGTAATTTAGCCATACATAGCAATACAGAAACACAAAATTTACCTTGGGATATGGAAGATGCTGATGTTCAAACGGTATCGCAATATCAATACCGTGACAAATTGCGGTCATTGTTGCGTTCTGAAAGGGTTGAACAAAACAAAGCACGATTAGTATTAGAAGCATTAAAAGCACAAATCATTGCTGGTGGTTTAGACTACGATGCGGTACTTGCCGAAAAGAAAATAACTGAAGAAGCTAAAGCAGCAGCATAAAGCAAATTAAGGAAACACTATGGCTATAGTTTTAGATGGAACAACAGGAATTACTTCCACGGGCAACGCCGTACTAGGGGACGCAGGTACAGACACGCTTAATGTAGCGTCAAATACCCTAGTAACCGATGGGGCAAATAAAGTTGGTATTAATAAAGCTGTTCCAGTTACTGATTTACACATAGCCAACGGAACGACCTCCGGCGGTACAGTACGTTTAGAAAACACACTAACTTCTGTTGCTATAGGCAATTTCCTAGGAAACGTTGAATTTTTTGGTAACGATAACAGCACAAACGCTAACGGGGTCAGAGCTAAAATTTCAGCTTATGCAACATCTGCAACAGGCGGAACGTCATTACGGTTTTACACCGCAACCTCTAACACCACAACATTAACGCAAGGATTAGCAATATCGGGGTCTACTGTAAGCGCAACTAGCTTACAATCGACTTTTATGAGTATAGGTGTTGATGGGCAATTTTCCCAAGGTAATGGAGTTACTTTTGCGGGTTCACTAACTATGGGGGGTGGGGACACTACTATCGATGTAGATATCACAGGGTATTTTAGTGCTAATCTACTTTCTAATTATTTTATGGAAGCTAGGGTTAACGGAGTGTACGTAGATAATCCAGCTACTCCTGTTACAATAAATAGACTGTTTAAGGCTTGGGCACAAAACATTAACTATACAGGGTCAACATATGCAATTGCTGGAGCAGTCCTTATGTATGCAGCATATAACTCTGACGCTACCAACTTCCCTGCTGGTGCTGTCAATGCTGTAAAAGTGCAAACAATTGTAACAGCTACACAAGTCTTATTACGCTTTACTAATAGAACTTCCCCGGCTGGCACTTCTTTTACTACCTATGCATACGAAGTTAAAGTTATATCCGTTTAGGAAAAATTATGGAATATTTTGAATACCAAAACTATAAAATACGCATATCAGTCGTTCCAAATAATGCGGCAAATCAAATAAATATCTATAACCCTAACGACGCTGGTCACAGCGTTGCGTCTTTTGTGCAAACAGACCCTGAAAAAGATATAATACTGTCATCTATTTTTGATGATTTAACAAGTTCAGGAGACCTTGATAGGTTGATTGAAAAAGCAAATCAAGCGTTTGCTGCAACAGGAGGTAATTAAACATGGCCGCACCAGGATCCACAGAAATTATTTTATACAACAGCGCCACAGCAGCTGCGGTGCCACTTGCCGGTAATTTAAAACAGGGTGAGCTAGCTGTCAACGTTACCGATAAAAAGATTTATTCTTTAATAAGCAGCACCTCTGCTGTTGTCACGATGGTTGGCTCTTTGGGCAGCCAAGACGCAGATGATGTGGCCATCACTGGTGGCACAATTGATAACGTTACAATTGGCGGGATTACACCGATTACCACAGGAACGTTTGTAGACGTCAATATCTCTAACGACTTAACATTTACGTCTACAGGCAATCGCATCCTTGGTGATTTCAGCAACGGGACTATTGCCAACCAGGTGTTGTTTAAATCAAGCACTGTCAACGGCGACACGTCTATTGCTGCTATTCCAAACGGAACTAGTGCAAGCTCAGGATTCACAGCTATTAATAATAGCACGCCAACCAATTCATCTACCACACAAGTATTGGTCAATGCTACAGCCTCTATATTGGCTGCTGGAAAATTAGGTTCAGGATCGTATTTACCGCTGGCTTTATACACGGGTGGCGCTCAACGCGTACAGTTAGATACCAATGGCAATTTAGGTGTTGGGTCAGCGCCTGTCAATTATGGCACTGGATACGTCAATTTTGTAGTTGGAGCTACGACATCGCCAGTGCTTGATTTAAGCGTCAACGCTACAAGAATAGGTAGTTTTTATGCCACTTCAGGTGAAGTAGACTTTGGTACAGTCACTGACGTTCCGCTTTACGTCAGAACTAACGACACCATTAAAATGGCCATCACTGGTGGCACAGGTGTGTCAGGCGGATTTGTAGGCTTAGGAACATCCTCACCAAGTGCCAAGTTGGCCGTTGTTGGAACAGGCTACTCACCAAACATTGCATTAACAGATGCAACCACCATTGCTTGGGACACTCAAAACGGGCAAGTGGCAACGTTTACTTTTGTGTCATCTAACAGAACTGTTGGTGCGCCAACCAATCTCGTGAGTGGTGGTTTTTACGCATTGGCTGTTATTCAAAATGCAGGATCTAATACACTTACCTGGAACAGCGTGTTTAAATGGAATGGCGGGGCATCCCCTATTTTATCCACAGCCGCTGGGGCAAAAGATTACTTTGTGTTCCGATCAGACGGCACGAACTTGTACGAACAAGGTCGTTCTTTAGGGGTTGCATAATGCTTGTCTATTCCGCTGGATCAGCCAATCCGTATTTAATTAAAAGCGCGTTGATTTTTTCAAGCGGTGCGTATTTAAGCAAAACTCTAGCTTCTGCGGGCAATCAAAAGACGTTCACTTTGTCTTTTTGGATGAAGGCTACTGACGTAACTGGGACTGAGCCAATTATTGGAACAGGAACATCTTCTACTAACTACAATAACTTTTCTCTTGTAGATGGTGCGTTAACCTATAAATTTAATGCTGGCACGTTATACACTGCAACAAGCAATAGTTTTTTACGCGATCCTAGCGCCTGGTATCACGTTGTTTTAACCATTGACATGACGCAAGCTACAGCCGCCAACCGTGTTAAATTTTATGTAAATGGTGCGTTAATACCTAACACTGCGGGCAGTACGTATCCTCCGCAAAACACTAACCAGCTTATCAATGACACCAACGTAACAACCATTGGTTCTTACTATGATTATGTTTCGTCAGCCTACATTTATAATCTTAATAGTATTTTTGCTGAGTTTAATTTTATTGATAATGCAGCGTTGTCTGCGTCTTCTTTTGGGTACAGCACTGCGACATATAACCAATGGCAGCCTATTAAATATACGGGTTCGTATGGCACAACTGGTTACTATTTAACGTTTGCAACTGGGCAAGCTAGTGGCTACGGGACAGATAATTCAGGTCTAGGAAATAATTGGACATCAATAAACTCATCAAGTATGACACCAAGCACAGACTCTCCTGTTGTAGGGGTAGCTGACGGTAAAATTTATGGCAACTTTGCAAACTGGGGTAATTTTTCAGCCACAGGACTTCCATCTATAACAATCCGTCTTGGCAATACGTATACAGCAACAACGACTAGTGGTGGCGGTGGAAATACTATAGCGACAGTAACCTCTAGCATTAGCACAGGCAAAACAGGCAAGTATTACATTGAATTTACAATAGGTAGTGTGTCTGGCACTGGTCGCATTTACATTGGTGTAGCAAGTAGTTCTTTTGGGTATTACAAATCTGACGGAGCCATTGTAAATTTATCAGGATCAACGGTTGCCACGGGTGCAACGTACACCACTGCCGATGTAATAGGTATGGTTGTAGATATCAACGGTGGCAATGTATACTTTTATAAAAACAACACCCTCCAGGGATCGTTTAGTTTTACCGCAAACACGTCGCTTTATGTTAGAAAACAAGATCAATATTTGGCTGGAACATTTTATTCGGTAGTAACAACAGCTAACTTTGGTCAATATACTTATGTGTACACGCCCTCTGAAGTAGGCACACCTCTTTGCGCTTACACAAAACCATTGTATGGCATTACAGTTCCAAATAGATATTTTGATGCGTTGTTATACACAGGTGACGGCACTGTCTCTAGAGAAGTTTTACAGAATGGCAACTTTACGCCTAACTTTTTTTGGTTAAAACGTAGAGACGTTGCAGTAGGTAATCACTTCTTGTTCGATACTGTTCGCGGAGCAGGATCTACGTCACTTAAGACTATTTATTCAAATCTTACTAACACACAAGATGACACGCTAGGTACTGCCGGTAACGCCTCTGCATTTACTGGCACCGGTTTAACGCTGGCTAAAGGTTCTGCGACCAACGATAACTTAAATGCGTCTGCGTCTAAGTATGTCGCTTGGACCTGGAAAGAATCACCATCTGCTGGGTTTGACATTGTCACATACGTAGGGAATGGTACATCTCAAGCAATATCGCATAATCTAGGTGTTTCGCCTGATATGATTATTGTTAAACGATTAACAACAACCGCTGCTAACTGGGCTGTTTATAGCTCTTCTATTTCAAGTGTGGTCGCCCCTGAACAAGCATATTTAATCTTAAATACTACAGCTAATCCTACAACCGATACTACCGTTTGGAATAATACTTCTCCAACAACCACTACCTTTACGATTGGATCAAATGCAATAGTTAACGCCAATTTATCAGACTATGTGGCTTACGTTTTTGCTGAAACACCAGGGTTTTCTCAATTTGGTGCGTACACTGGAACAGGTGATAATTTAACGGGAGCGTTGGTTTTTTGTGATTTTACTCCTAAGTATATTTTAATTAAGGCTATTACAAGCACCGCTCGAAATTGGTATGTTTTAGATAGTGCTAGAAACACATATAATGTGCTAGGAGAAGAGCTTTACCCAGACGCTACAGCTGTTGGAGCTACCGCAGTGGATGTAGACTTCTTATGTAACGGCTTTAAAATTAGAGGCACTAACGTGGGCATTAACACTAGCACGGTGGTCTACACTTACATGGCCTTTGCTGAAAATCCGTTTAACTATACTAACGCGAGGTAACACAATGTTTTATAGAGCACAATCAAATCAATACATCCCACGCGGAGTGGCCTTTACAGTTGATGATATTCAGTACCCGGCTAACTGGTTTAACCTAGCATCAGAGGAAGATTTAGCTGCACTTGGCGTGGTCCCTGTTCAAGTAATTGGTGCACCTAAGCCTGAACTTTACTACAGCAACTCGACTGTTTTAGAGAACGGCACGCTTACTTACGTGGCCGATCCACGCGATTTGGATAACGTTAAGGCTGTCCGTATTGATCAAATCAAGTCACACGTTAAGGCTACGTTAAGCGGCACAGACTATGTTGATGCACGCAACTTGCGCGATCCAGCTTACAAGCCAGAGGTTGTAGCTTGGCGAGACGCAGTGCGTGCAGCATCAAAGGCTGCAGTAAATTCTATTAACAACGCCGCTAATGTAGACGCTGTGGCAGCGGTCGAGGCGATTTGGCCAGAAGGGTACTAAACAAATGGCATCTATCAACGAAACTGACGCACGTCTTAATTCACACGAGGCTGTTTGTGCTTTTCGGTATGAGACTATTAATGCTCGCTTAAAACGTTTAGAGCAAATACTAATTGGCACTGCAGGTTTTATCATCGTGTTTTTGTTATCGCAGATGCTCAAATGAAAAAGCTAACATTATTTTTATTAAGTCTACTATTAGGCGGCTTATTAGCGGTTGAAGTGGCGTATGCAGATGAGACTACCATCAACTATAAGGGTCAACCAGTGCCATCTGCTATGGCCCCATCGATGTCAGCCTTTAGTCAAGACGTATGTAGTATTGGTATCAGTGGCGCTGTCAATGGCGGTATATTCTCTGTCGCTGGGGGTACAATGGTCACAGATAACAACTGCGTTAAACTTCGTTGGGCTAAGTTTCTAAGTGACAGTGGCCTCAAGGTAGCGGCGGTGTCCCTTGCTTGTGCTGCCAACCATGACAACTGGGTTGCAATGGAGATGAGCGGCAGTCCTTGTCCTATAGGGGGTGCTATTGGTGATGCAGCAAGAAAGGCATGGTATGACTTACATCCAAACTGGTTTGAGGAAATATATGGCAAAGACTTTGTCCTTATCACTCCTCTGCCTGATTCTTCTAAGGAGTAGTTATGTTTACGCATATTGTTTCGCAAATCAGTGGGCGGATTACGGCCCTGTATACTCAAGTCTTGGCGTCGCTCAAGGCACTACGTTGCAAGCTTGTCAACAGCTTGCTTGTCAACTTTACCCAGGTATACCAGAGTGCGGGCAGCCTCTGCCGCCAAGTTGTTCAGACCGTGTTGAGTATCAAAGCTTGGCTTGTGAGCCTAATTACTCAGGCATTATCAACCAGTCGCGCACTTATCAGTGCCAAAGTGAAAGCTATACGCCTTGGACTACCGCGTCTAATAACTGTACTCCAAATCCACCAACCTGCACCTACAGCGTCGTCACCGAAGAGAGGCAGACCTGTGGGGTCAACCAAGTCGGCTCGATCACGTTCAAGAAAGAACAAAACTGCCCAGACCCCTATGGTTCTCCAGTCGACTCCGGCTGGTTTGAAATCGCAAGGTCGTGCCAAGCAGCGCCAGCAACCTGCCAAGCAAACGTCGAAGAAAGGCAAGTAGCATGTCAAGCAGGGTTTGTGGGAACGATAACAGAACAACAGACAACGACTTGTCCTACACCTTACAGTCAGCCTGTGGTTTCTCCTTGGACGGAAACAATGAACTCGTGCGTCAAGAGTGCAACCAATCCAACGAACATGAGCAGCCCGGTAAACCCTGCGAGTCCGTTAAGTGTGCCTGCGACCCAGGAAGCAATGCCTCCTGCCCCTGCACCGGAGCCACCACCGGAACCGCCACCTGTGGAAGCGCCACCACCTGCAGAAGCACCGCCTCCAGCAGCAGAGGCGCCACCACCAGCAACAGCTGCGCCGGCAGCATCATCAGCCAGCACTTCAACACAACCAGCGGTGAGTGCAACACCGTCACCGACTACATCGAGCGGGACTACGCCGACTACATCGCAGCCACAGGTACCCAAGGGCAAGGAGCTGGTGCCAGGGTTTGGGATAGTGTTGAGCCTAGAAATTTTAAACAAGCCAATGCAGACTCAAGAGATTCAGTTGAACGATGCACTGGCATACCAGCAGGAGTTACCATATGAGCTTAGAGGAAACCAAGGAATCCTTCTCGAATTACTCAGCGAAAACGCTATTAGTAGTTCTTTTTGGAGTATTAGCGCCGATAGGTGGAACAATCTACGTAGGAATAACGACCTACAACCGTGTTATAGCTGCGACTGAAGCGATTGAGGCGGCCAAGCCGTATGACGATGCAGAACTGAAAGCAGATGTCAACGCACTAAAGGTGCAGTTGTCTGCCCAGCAGTCTTCTGTAAATACGGTTAAAGACTCTATGGTGACTACTTCTAACCAGCTTGTATCAATGCAAGAGAAGGTGTCAAACGCTATCGGTACAGCTAATGAAGCCAAGGCTATCACTAACGGCAACGTGCGTGAAACGGCAGCGTCCTTGATGGGTGTGCGTGAGGAAATGAAAGCCACCCGCGAAGGCATAGAGTCACAACTAAAAGCTCTTAAACGGGCAACATCAAATCCACTGGGGAATTAATTATGTTATCTATACTATCAGGTTTAATGGGCTTTGCTACTGCAGGTCTACCAAGCGTCTTAAGTTTCTTTCAACAAAAGGGCGACCAAAAGCATGAGCTAACTATGGCTCGTTTGCAGAACGAACGTGAACTTGCTATGGCTGCAGCTGGCTTTGCATCACAAGAAAAGATTGCAGCGATTGAATACGAAAGCACCATAGTAGACGCACAAATCCGCGAGACAGAAGCCCTACACGCACATGATACTGCCGTTGTATCTAAAGCCTCACAATGGGTTGTTAACTTTAATGCTATTGTTCGCCCTGCTATTGCTTTTATATTTGTAGGTGAGCTTTTAGTAATCAACTTGGTGTCGTTGTTTTGGGCTATGAAGACTGGTGTGGATTTTAACACCGCACTTGAATTAGTATTTAGTGCCGATGAAATGGCTATTACTTTTACGATAGTAGGTTTTTACTACGGTCGTGATGGTTGGAATAAGAAGTAATGAAAGTAAGTGAAGAAGGTCTTAAGTTACTAAAGCACCACGAGGGTTTTCGTAAGAAGCCCTATCAGTGCGCAGCTGGAATCTGGACAATTGGTTACGGCCATGCTATGTATGCGGAGCAGTTAAAGATACCCTCTACACCTGAAGGGATGGCTGCCCGTAAAGCGTTCCCATTAAAGCCTGAAGACAATCGTATATGGAGTAAAGAAGAAATTGACGCATTATTGGTTAAGGATGTCGTACGATTTGAGCGAGCAGTTGACCGATACATTACTGTTCCGCTTAGACAAAATGAATTTAACGCTCTTATATCTGCTGTTTACAATCTTGGCAGTGGCTGGATGCAAAGAAGTCCCGTTCGTCAAAAAATCAATCGTGGCGATAAAACAGGGGCTATGGAAAGCTTACTCAAGTATAACAAAGCTGGTGGTAAGGTCTTAAAAGGTTTAGACACTCGTAGAAAAGACGAGAAGGCTTTGTTTTTATCGTAGTATGCCTTATAATAGGCTGAAAATTAATAGTACTGTCGACATGCTGTCTAGAGCAAGTCACTAGTGAGGGATCATTATGGCTTATGTGACAACTTTTGATAGCTTGAAACAGGATTTACGTCAGTATTTAGAGCGCGGCTTTACTGAAGAAGACGATCCGTACGTTTACGAGCAGCTACCACGGTTAATCAATCGTGCCGAGCGCCGCATTGCTCGTGAATTAAAAATCCAAGGTTTTATCTCAGCCGTAGCCACTGATTTTGTCACTGGCGTCTCAGTTTACTCAAAACCTGATCGTTGGCGCGACACAATTAGCGTATTTGTAGATACAGATGCTGGCCGCGTGCCGGTGTTTACTAGATCCTATGAGTATTGCCGCAATTACTGGCCTGATGAATCACAAACAGGTCAGCCTGAGTTTTATGCTGACTACGACTACAGCCACTGGCTAATTGTACCTACTCCAGACACTGATTACACTGCCGAAATCCTTTACTATCAATTGCCACCTCTTCTAGACGATGAGAATCAAACAAATTGGTTGTCTGCGTTTGCTCCAAACTTATTGTTATACGGCGCATTGTTAGAGGCTACCCCGTTCCTTAAGAATGATGACCGCATTCAAACTTGGCAAGCGTTCTATGATCGCGCAGCTCAAGCTATTAATAACGAAGACCTAAACAAAATTCTAGATCGCGACGCGACTAGAACGGAGGCCTAACAAATGACAACCTATGTAGACGTGTTTACCGGATCAAATATCTATCCGACCGACATCTCCCTTACTAAGGTAGATTTAACCGCAAGCATTACCCTTTGGTGGCCACAAGAGGCCCAGCCAAATCAACCAATTGCCTCTAGCATTGTTCAAATTGATAGCTCTACGGCTGCTAACTGGGTCATCACGATGCCTGACGCGCGTCGTACTTCTATTGGTGACACTACCTTATTTAACAACTTGTCTAGTCAAGTTGTTATTATTAATGATGCCGGCGGTACGCAGATTGTTTCGCTTGATCCTGGCACGCAGTGGCAAATTTATTTAGCAAACAATACAACATTAGCTGGTGTATTTGAGGTTTATCAATTTGGTGCAGGTACATCTACTGCTAACGCCTCAGCTTTAGCTGGTGCGGGCCTTAAAGCGATTAACTCTAGGTTGGCTCAAAGTGCTAACGTTACCGGATTTACAAGTAGCTTTGCTTTGGCTGACACAGACCGGGCTCAAATGTTTAACTTTGAATTGTCCGCCGCTGGAGTCACAGTAACGCTGCCTGATCCATCTGTTGTAGGCAACGATTGGTTTGTGCAACTTCGCAACTCTGGCGAGGCGTCTATTTCGTTAGTACCTTTTGCTTCTGAAACAATTGACGGGTTGTCTTCATTAACATTTAACCCTGGCTTTTCAGCCTTTATTCTTTGTGATGGTACTAACTACTACACCGTCGGATTTGGCCAAGGGGCCTCGTTTGCTTTTGAATACATTGTTGTTGATTTAGACACTGTAGCAACAGATTATGTATTGGCCGGTTCTGAGTTAAATCGAGTAGGGTATGGTTTTGAAGGTACACTTGGTGCTTCAATTACGGTGATTGTGCCGCCTACCGTTCAGCAATACTGGGTATACAACAACACCGTAGACAACGGTGACGTATTATCAATCGCTACGGCTGCACAAAAAGCCTTAGGCAATGAGCTGGCGTTGGTACGTGGCGATCACATTATTACTTATTGCGATGGTTCAGACGTATGGCCTACTTCTGCCGCAGCTGTTGTTGGCGCAATTAACGGCGGTACGTTCTAACATGGCCGCCAATGTAATGGTCCTTAAAACTAATCCTGGTATTAAACGGGATGGGACTGTATTTGAGGGCGATTATTATGTTGACGGCGAGTGGACTCGTTTTCAACGCGGCTTGCCACGTAAAATTGGCGGCTGTCGAGCTATTCAAACGTGGCTAACTGAAATATCACGTGGGTTTCACACGTACTCTAAAAATAACGCTATCTATTGCCACTCAGGATCAGAAAATCTTTTGAGTCGTTTTTTACTGGATTCTAACAACAATACCTCTGTTATTATTGATCGAACTCCGTCTGGGTTACCATCACCAGGCTACAACGAGTGGATGTTTGATGTGATGTTTTCGTCTGTCTCAACCACTAACCAATTAATTGCACACGTAACAAGCGACTTAAACAATATTGTTAGTTCTGAGGCTGGTTACATTTACCAGGGTGATATTGTAGGTACATCTGCTTTAACCGCAGTTACATTGCCTGCAGGCATCAACCCTAACGGCGGCATCGTCGTGTTGCACCCTTATCTTTTCTACTACGGTGAAAATGGAATTGTAGGATGGTCTGTTGCTGGTAAACCTGGCGACTTGACTGGATCAGGCTCTGGGCAAGCTCGTGTAACAGGGCAAAAGGTAGTTAAAGCCATGCCTCTTCGTGCCGGCGCTGGCTCTGCTCCAGCCGGGCTATTTTGGTCTTACGATTCATTGATTCGTGTGTCATTTACAGGTGGCGCAACAGTATTTCAGTTTGATACTATCTCTACTGAAACCTCAATTTTATCTAAAAACTGCGTGATTGAGTACGACGGTATTTACTATTGGATTGGCGTAGATCGATTCTTGTCATTTAACGGTGTGGTGCGCGAAGTGCCAAACACCATGAACGTTAACTGGTTCTTTGATAACTTAAATCAGACACAGCGTGAAAAAGTATTTGCAATGAAGGTGCCGCGCTTTGGTGAAATTTGGTGGTGCTTCCCATTCGGTGATGCTACAGAGTGTACTCACGCAATCATTTATAATGTGCGTGAAAACACATGGTACGACACTATTTTACCTGCGGATGGCCGTACTGCTGCTTCTTTCAGTCAATTGTACGCTGCACCAATTATGACGTCTGCTAGTACGACACTTAATACAGAGGGTGATCCTGTTTATAATGTGTGGCGGCACGAGATTGGTTTAAACTCAATTAGTGGGTTGCTAATCAACCCTATTAAATCTAACTTTGTGACTTCAGACATCTCGTTGGCTGTTATGAATAATCAAAATCGTAAGCTTAAAATTAATGCTATTGAGCCGGATTTTGTGCAAAAAGGCGATATGAACGTGACTGTCACTGGCCGTGCCAATGCTCGTGCTAAAACAGAAGACAGTAACACCGTGACATTCCCTGAGGATGCAACGTTGTTGCCGTCTAAGCAAGTCGTAATGATGAAAGAGCAGCGTCGTGAGCTACGACTTAAGTTTGAAAGCAATACATTAGGCGGCGACTACCAAATGGGGCAAGTGTTACTACACGTTGAACCAGGCGACGGGACTGTACTTGGCGGATGATTATTACGCTGCCAAAAAATATGGGATTGCGCGATTGGGCGGATCAAGTATCGTATGATTTAGCCGAGTATATTGTTATTCAGCGGTTAGATAATGATGATTATTGGCAAAATTGGGGTGTACAATTCGTAACAACCCCAGGGTTAGCGGGGTATAACGTCCCAAGCCCGTACGCATTTTTTGAATGGAATGATTGGGCAGACGGCTTGTGCAAGGCACTGCAGGCATAATAGGGGTAATAAAATGGCAAACAAAGACAATTTAATCAAACTGGTCGCACAGAAATTAGGACCAGACAATCTTAAACAGATGGTGGACCAAGCTGCGCAGGCACTGGGACAAGACCCCGACGTCACGCCAGAGGTGATTACGCAGATGATTAACCTGTTTAGTCAGGTTGCTGAGAATCCTGAAAGCTATGAGAGTGTCATTCAAGAGACTATTCAGGCGGGTGTGCTTGATGAAGGGGACTTCCCAGAACAGTTTGATCCGTTGTTTATTGCTATCTTCCTGCTTGCCTTACAAGGGCTACAACAACGTGGTGGTCAAGGATTTGCGCGGGGAGGGTTATCACAAGCTGCGCAGCAAGTTCAGTCACAAGGTCGTGATTCAGATACCATGCTAGCTCACATCAGTCCGCACGAAGCGATGTTCCTTAAACGCTTAGGCGGTTCAGGTACTATCAATCCACAAACAGGTTTAATGGAGTTTGGGCTTTTCAAGAAATTTAAAAAAGCAGTTAAGTCTATTGTAAAAGCTGTTGCACCGATAGCTCTTAATTTTATACCAGTGGTAGGACCATATTTAGGTGCAGCATATGGTGCTATCCAAGGGGCTAAGAGCGGTGGATTTGGCGGTGCAATATTAGGTGGCTTAGGCGCAGCACTAGGTCCAGGAGGTCTAGGCAAAGGACTAACAGCAAGTCTAGGTTCTTACGCGAATAGTGCTATTAGCAATTTTGGAGGACTAAGCAACGAAGTGCTTGGCTCTGGCATACTAGGCGGTGCAACATCGGCATTGGCAGGTAAAAACCCAATAACTGGTGCACTAACTGCAGGGGCTTTAGCTAACTACGCTCCTGGTCTTGTTGATAAATATGGAAATGTATTGCCAGAAGGCATGGCACAAAACATGGCTATTGGTGCGCAAGCAGCGGCAAATACTGGTCAAGGTTTAAAAGGTATTGCAACTAGCGCAGGTGCTTCTGGATTAGCTAGCTTGGCCTCTAATTTATTCCCAGGGGATCCTGTCAATCAAGCGTCAGACACAGTTAAAGGTGCGCCTACTGTAAGTCCTGAAGATGGTATGTATAATTCAGCTACAGGAAAATTTGATTTAGGTGCTGCAACAAATACTGGAACATATGGTGACGGTCAAGTTGGCAATAAGCTAGACATTACTTCCAACACAGGCGGTTACGCTGCAAATTTAGCACCGACTCCAACTCCGCAAGCTACAGGCGCATTAGCTCAAACTGCTAATGCTGGTGCTGTGCCATCGACAGGGGTTAGTTTTGGCGACATTGCTAAATTAGGTTTGATCGGCAGTTTGATTGCTGGTAAAACACCACAACAAGCAAATGATGCAATCATGCAAGACCCTGCATTAACTGCACAACAAAAAGAAGGCATGCTGCGCTCGCTGACCAATTACACATTTAGCCCAAACATGACTACTTTCCCAGCACAAGGCACTCCAGAATATGAAAAACTGATGGCTAACTTGTCGCAAGGTATTGAGCAGACTTATACTGCGCCAACATATACTGTGCAAAAAGCTAAAGGCGGTCGAGCAAATAGAAAACCACAGGGAGCGTTAAGCCAGATGTCATACGCCGTACAAGGTCCAGGCACTGGCAGATCAGACAGCATAGAGGCAAGATTATCTGACGGCGAGTACGTTATTGACGCCGAAACTGTGGCATTATTAGGCAACGGTTCAACCAAAGCAGGTGCGGCAATGCTAGACCAAATGCGGCAAGGTATTAGACAACAAAAAGGCAGGGCATTGGCTAAGGGTAAATTCAGCCCAGATGCTAAATCCCCATTAGCTTATATGAAAGGCGGATTACGATAATGGCTTCTTCTTCTTTATTTGCAGGGCAACCGCTTCAGGCACCTAGTTACGCCGCAACCACGGCGGACGTGCCAAAATGGCTACAAGACTATACGGTAGATTTGTTCTCGCAACAACGCGCTGTTTCTGCAACTCCGTATCAGCAATATCAATTGCCAAGGATTGCAGGACAATCTGCCGCAACCACACAAGCACAGGATTTGATAAGAAGCACTTCAGGTGCCTATCAGCCTACTATACAAAATGCAATTGCAGGCACTCAAAACTTAGCTGGCGCAACATCTGTCGGCAATATAAATGCGTACATGAATCCGTACACTCAAAACGTGACGGATCAAATCGCTAAGCTTGGTGCCCGCAACTTGTCTGAAAATCTATTGCCGGGGGTAAGCGATCAATTTATTAAGGCCGGTCAATTTGGCTCAACAGGCATGGGAGACTTTGGCGGAAGAGCGTTGCGTGACACGCAAGAGGCAATATTAGCCAATCAAACACAAGCACTAAATACAGGGTATACACAAGCGCTGAACGCAAGTGCAGCCGATTTAACTCGCCAACAAGGTGCGCTATCTCAAGCTGGCGATTTAGCCAAAATGCAACAAGGTTTAAGTATTGCCGACGCTGCTGCATTAGAGTCTGTAGGTGCATCTCAAGAAGCAAGACAACAAAAAGGTTTAGACGTAGCTTATCAAGATTTTCAAAATCAAATAAACTATCCTCAAACGCAAATTAACAACATGAGTACCACGTTGCGTGGACTTCCTCCAGCTGCAATTCCAACAACAGGCACATCTTCAGGCTATCAAACACAATACACGCCTAGCCCGTTGTCTCAAGTTGCGGGTGCGTTTGCTACTTATAAAGGTTTAACTGGTGCAGCCAAGGGTGGACTAATTGATGGTTACGCTGAAGGTGGAGCGGTATCAGGTGGTGAAGACTTACACGGCTCTGTTATGACTGACTACGGTCAATACTTTAAACGCGGTGGCATGGTACCAGGCTACGCTGAAGAGGGTTACGTTGACACACAAGACCCAGCGGAACTGGTCGACGGTGGCCAAGCGTTCGCTGATCAGTACGCACAAGGTCAGTTGGAGTACCCAACACAACAAGACGCGCCAGTAATGGCAGCGCCAACGACGTCTTACACGCAAGACCCTGAGGTAATGCGAGCTAATGCTGAGCGCAAGGCGTTACTAAAACAATTACAAACGTCTTTGTCTACCGCGCCAGTTGGCCGAGACACTGGCCCTACTGAGTCTGAGATGTGGTTAAATCGTGCCGCAGCGTTCTTGGATCCAGGCAAGACTGGCTCTTTCGGTGAGGGCTTGCAGCACATGACTGCCGTTGAGGCAGGTCACCAAGCTGAAAAACGCAAGGCTAGGATTGCCAACCAAGCTGCAGACTTGCAACGCCTACAGGCTCGCTCAGAGTTAGCTCAAAAACAATACGAGATGGAAATGGACGAGGGTAAACGTCGCATGATTGAGCAATACCTAACACCAACACCTCGTTCAACTGATGGTGGCAAAGTTAGCGGGTATGATACAGGTATTCCAGACAACATGAAGGCGTTGTTGTTATCTCAAGATCCAGCTGATGCGGTTAAAACATTGGTCGAGATGGCAAAAGAACAAAACAAACCGTCTGATTTAATCAGAGGCGTTAAATTCTTAGTTGCTAACAACTCATTAACCCCTCAGCAGGGTGACGCGATTATTCAAGAGAACCTACAGGGTAAACTTGAAATGGTTGACGTGGCTATCCCTGAGTTAGGCGGTACGTTTAAACTTACTGGCCCTGAGGCTCGTACGTTCTATGCCACAAACACATTGCCTACTCGTTTAGCTCCAACGACAGCGCCTACTGCTGAGCCTGCTCAAGCGGCACCTGCTGCGTCTAGACAAGTGCCGTTATCGCAAGAGCAAATGGAAGCTAAAAAGACTGGTTTGGTTGAGCAGTCTAAAGCCGACATTGCGGCGAGTGGTGACTTGTTAGCTCAAAAATCGTTTGCTAAGCAACAAAAAGATGCGGCAAACCTTGTACTTGGTTACGCTACAAAGAGCCCTAAATCATTTGGTATCCTTGCCGATCCTACGTTCTCAAACGCACTGGCTAGCCTAGTTGATACTGGTGTTAATACGCCGTGGGGTAGCGTTGGTTTGGCCGTTGAAGAGCCTATCGCTAAGCTTAAACTAACTGGCCCAGAGGCCGCTGTTCGTCAATTAGCCGCTGCACCTATAGCGTTGATTGAGGTTGGTTACCGTAAGATGTTCTTAAAAGGCGAAGGCGCTGTGTCTAACATGGAGGGTGCGTTAACCAAGTTCATTGGTCCACAGCTTTCTGATAACGCTAAGACCGTTCAACTTAAAGCGGGTATGATTACTATTGGCGCTGAGAAGCAAGAAAAAATTGTTGACGCCTTTGAAAAATACAAAGAGCAGCACCCAGAGGCTGGCCCACGTTCTTTCTATCAAACGCCTGAGTATAAACGTATCAACGACAACTACGAAACTAAATACCGTGCGTTTGCTGAGAAGAATGGCATACCTGTTGCAGCCAGCTCTGCTGGCGGTAGCTTAGCAGAACGGATAAGACAAGAGCGCGTTAATCGTAAAAACAAAGAAGGAAAATAATCATGGCTGACAATGTAAAGATGACGCTTAAACCAGTACCCGTCACGCCTGATGATACCTCATCTATTAATTACGACAAGTTAACCGACGATCAAAAGCTTATAGCCAATAAAATCTTTGACGAGGCAGAAAGACAGGGTGTCGACCCTGATCTTATGTTGTCTCTTGCGCACATAGAGAACCGTTTTAAAACTGGCCCATCCCCCAAGGGTGCGTTAGGACCAATGCAACTTATGCCTGGCACGGCTAAAGACTTAGGCGTTGACCCTAATAACATCGATCAAAATATTGCTGGTGGGGTCACTTACTTTAAGACAATGCTCGACAAGTATAAGGACCCATACGTTGCAGGCATTGCTTACAACGCTGGCCCTGGTGTAGCGGACAAGTTTTTAGAGACAGATGACCTTAGCGGTCTTGATATAGAAACACTTGACTATATTGATCAGCTAGATAGACTGTATAAACCAAAAGGCGCTGACATTGATGTAAATGATGTGCCAGTTATTCAGTCATTACCGGAAGAGAATGCCGCGTTTCAACGTGATATTGGCGCTGAGGCAGCTGGTGCCGTAACTGGTGCAACAGCCGGTGCGGCTAGTGGTGCCTACACTGAGACTAAGCTTAAACAAGCCGAGGCTGCAGAAAAAGTAGCACAACGTCAAGCGGCCGCTGCGGAAAAACGCGTCGTGGCTGGTGAGACTCGCGTGTCAGCAAGAGAGGGTGAGCACACTGGTCGTCTTAAAATACAATCCGCCGCCACAGAGAACTCAGTAAAAGAGGCTGCTCGTTTACGCCAGGCGCAATTGGCCGCAGAAGAACGCTTGGCTAAGGCTACAGAAAACGCTCGTCGCTACGGTGTGTTAGAAGAGACAGTTAAGACTACCCCTGGTGGCGTTACGCAGCAAGGTGGTATTGGCTCTGGCGCGATGCGTCACTCTAACGTTATGGGTGAGGTGCATGAGGCAAACGTTGTGCGTAAAGGTACCGAGAGCGCAGGCCCTGGGTACTCACAAAAGTCACGCCTAATTGTTCCTGACAAATACTCTGGCGCGTCTGTCTATAATCCAGAGCAGCTTGCTGCACAAAAAGAGTTGGCCGCCGCTGATGCAGAGCACCAACGTTTAATCAAGGCTGCAGAGAAAGCAGAAGGCGCTGCTCAAAAAGAGGCGGATCGCTTACGCAACCTAACAGAGAAAGGCCCAACCGGCAAGACCATAGCGCAAGCTAATTTAGATGTGGCTAAAGCAGACTACGCTAAGGCTGCGGCTAATAAAGCCCCTGGTGTTGGTACAACCGTCGCTCGTTACTTGAGCAGAATACCTGGTATGTCTATGTTGCCGGGTGCCGGTGCTGGCTTAGATGTTGTTGAAGCCCGTGAGCGCTTTAAGCAAGGCGACTACCCTGGTGCAGCAATCAGTGGCGTTGGTGCTGTTGGCGGTGCGTTGTCTATGATTCCACCGATTGGCCCCGTTGGTGCAGGCCTTAAAGTCATCGGTGGCTTAACGTCACTCGCTGCCCCTGCCTTAAACTACTACCGTGACAGTAGAGAACCAGAACAAGAACCGGCTAAGTTTGGGGCTGGTGGTGCTGTTGCAGCAATCCTTGCAAAAAAAGCAGCTGCTAAAAAAGCAGCAGACGTCGCCGCTAAAAAATCAGCAACGGTAATGCGTCCAAAACGAGTAGCGTACCCAGGCATATATTCCGACCCTAAACAACTAGTTGCGGAAGCAACATCTCGCGTTGAGGAAGAATCGCCATTACTTAAAAGATTATTTGGCGTAACTAGAGATGATTTATTTAATATAACAGAACAAGGCAGGCGTAAGGGGAATATTACTGAACGTCCATTTAAAGCAGCGCCAAATGCTACTGGGGCAGGTCACGCAGAAGAGGTAATGAACCCAAGAAATGTACAAAGGATACAAGATATTATTGGTGAATCAAAAAATTCACCAGAGTTATATAAAGGCATGGCGTCATGGTACACAATGGACCCGCTTTTTAATAGGTATGTTGAACTGTATGGTTTAGAAAACGCAATTAAAGAATATAACAGATTTAACACGCTTACTGGTATGGCATCACCAGGGTCAGAAGTATTAGTTGAACTTAATAGAGGCTCCGCTGCAAATTGGTTAGATTCCGAAAATCGTTTTTCTGACTTTTTAAAATATGGCCGTAAAGCCGGAACTGGCCCGGCAGATATGCAAAATATTCTTGGGCATCCATATCATTCCACAGCACATGGGTTGCCAATGAGTAAGTACCTTGAGTCTGGTTTTTTAGATATGGGCTCTGCAAAAGTGCCGAGCTACATAGCCGCGTCAGGTGTACCAGAAACAGGATTTCAAACAAGCTGGCCCGTAGGTGACGCGCACTGGTCAAGATTAGTAGGTCTACCCGATGTACGTGGAGCAAGAACTAAAAAAGGAGTAGAAGTTTTACCAAACGCAAGTGCTTCGGTACCAGAAATGGTGTCACTCGGCCCTTGGTGGGAAGAGAAAATTGCAAAACCAATGGAGCTAGAAAGTGTACCTGCGCAAGCAGTTGTGTGGGGGTCAGGCTCTGGAGCCACGGGTGTAACATCGCCGATAGGCGCACCTAAATTAGAACTAATATCAAAATTAATTGGCGACACTGCAAATCGCCTTGGTGTATCACCTGAAACAGCTAGAGACTTAGTCATATTGAAAAAAACACACTTGGCAGAAGGCGGCCTAGTACAAGGCTACGATGATGGCGGCAAGGTTGATCTTGCTAATAGTTCAAAATACATTGATGGTAGTTCTCGTGTAAATAACCCGTATGGTTATGTGTTAGATGCTAGCAACAGTTTTATGGATGTGCCTCCAAGGACAACGTTAGATCGCGCAAACATTTCAGACCGGGGTAATCTTGTACACAATATGGTCGCTGAAAGAGACAGATTGACAGATAAATACCTTGGTAGCACTGGGCGCCTTGCATCTAAGGGTTTAGAATATTTGCGAACAGCGTTAGATAAGGCGCCATCTTTTACAGGTAAAACACTTTCTTCGATGGGTATTGATCCAAACTACGTGCCTGTTGTTGGCTCAATCGTAGCCTCTTCTAGACCAACAAGAGAGTCCGATGTAGTAAACGGTGAATTAAAAATAGGCACTGATCTTTTATTTGGTCAACTACCAGAAACCGTATATGACTACACTACCTCTGGACAACCTGGCTTTGTACGTGGTGGTAAGTGGGTACCTAGCCCGGCTACAGGGGGGATGACGTATGAAAACGTATACGGTGATGTTAACGCGTTTGATTTTCTTAACTTAGCTGGTATGCAGGTCCCATTTGTAAAAGCTGGTAAAGCTGCCTATAAAGCAGCTAGCCCATTACTAAGAAAAGTAATGAACCCACCAGTGGCTGTGATGGAATCAACGTCGCCAGGCTTATTACAAAACACGTACCGCATGAGAAATACTGGCGAATTAGCAAACGACCCAGCAGGTTTAGAGTTAGCAGATGAGCGCGCACAAGAGGCGTTGCGTACGTCAGGATTAGGTAACTATAACGTCGAGACTGGTCAAGGTGCTTGGGGTGGTAATAAAGGAATAGAGTTTAATCGAGCGTACTCCGTTAAATTACCTAGAAAATTAGGACCATTATCAGACTACAATGCACAACTTGCTCAATTTGGTAGTGACACAGATCAAGAAGCGATGAGTGTTGTTCGTTTTGTTCCACAAAAAAAACCAGCTGGTAGTACAGCCATTAAGGTTAATAATGTTACTGAAAAAGATATTGTTACACTTGGCAAAATACTAGGGGAGGATGTTGCAATACAACATCGACCACAAGATGGATCAGCTGTTATCTTTAATTTTATGACCGACTCGACTGGAGACATTGAGCATACCCTATATAATATCTACGGAAAAGACGCAAATAAAAAATTCAAGTTTGGCACATATGAATCAAGTCTTGTCGATAAAAAAGACTACCCTAGCTATAATGTTAATCCGAAAACACCGAAACTTGTTTCTGTAGAACAAAAAGCAAGATCTCACGACGCTCGAAAAAAGAAATAACGTCACTTGGAATTGCTCGTTTGCCTAATTCGTACTCACAATATATTGGGTACGCTATATTTAAGTAAACTGCGCAGTGGCGGGCTCGTATACGATTAAGTTGCCGCCAAATAATAAATTTGTATCGAAGCGACTTCTGTTGATCGTTTTCAACGTAAACGGCATGTTGTTTACAAAATGGTTTAACCCACTCGTTGTATGAAAACCAAAGTGATGGGTTAATAATTATTTCTATTAACCGTATTAGTAGTTTTATTGTCATATCTTTCTCCTTTTTCACCGCAAATGGCCGTACTGGCCATTTCTAGCGCGATAGGCTGGTTTTATGTTTTTTCTAATGTCGTAGCATTGACACTAGATAAATTATTCGTTGTAGAGAGCTGATTTCTGCCGATTTGTAGGAACACAATCGCCTGAATTGCAAAAAGTACCTCATAATCACTTTCGCTTAACTTTTCAGGTATTTCCATCCCTACCGATCGACAGTCATCAATTAATTGCTTGAGGCTATTCATCCCAAACTTTTCAGGTACTCGTCGGCTAACGCACCAGCCATATTAATAATGCGTTCCGGTGCTTTTGATACGCTAGGGTTTAACAGCTCAGGATTGGTCGCTAGCGCTTGCATAAAACTTAAAACAAGTTCTTGTCTAGTTGGCGCCATTTTCTATTTCCTCCGCTAAGTCCGCTTGTTCTTGCGCCTGCTTAGCTAAGACTTCCTGTTGACGTAATGCAGCCTGAGCTAAATGTACAGAGGTGACTTCTTTTTGTACAGACAAGACACCAAACATCTCATCTAGATTTACACCTTCTTGATACGCCTGGTGCATTGCGTTAGCGATTAATGTTGCTGCTTTTGTGTATCCACTCATTTTGTTTCTCCTTGTTTGTGTTGTTGCGCCTTTAAAAGTAGTTCTCGTAGTTCTTTCAGTTGCTCTTCAGTCATAATTTCCCTTGCTAGTTTCAATTCGTTTTTCAAATCCATAATTATATAATGGTCTGACGCCATGCCCTCTGTTAGAAAACGAATATGTTCCGTTAACTGCCAGACCTCATTCATACTGTCCTGCCTATATATGTAGCCCGGCTGTCCTTGAACTGGATTTCAATTGCGCAGCCTTGACCTTTATGTTGATAGTTATAGTACATACCGTAAAAGGCAGCTCCAAACATAATAATTGCTAAAATGAGACAAAATCTTTTTTCAAACTTACCCATTATTAAACCTCCTTTGCTGCCATCATGGCATATATTGCAAGGGCCACGAAATAGCCAGCCACTTGAAAGTTACCTGTCAGTGCATAGTAAACGCTGCAAGTGATTGCTAGAAAGTCTACTATCATCCAAATTATTTGATTAGTCTTCATTGCTTTTTTCCTTTAAAGTGCCACCGGTACACGTTTGGGCGACGCCCGTATTGCATCCTAGTACGAAAAGCCGTGTACGCTAAGAATCTGACGTTGTGCGGTAGGTGGTCTCTGCGCATGCTAGTCATGCGCGTCTTGGCGTACCTACGTCGGATTTGCATCTTTGTCTACCTGGTTAAGCTCGTCGTCTGTCATCTCTAACACGTCGATCCATGTAGGCTCTTCAGGCTTTCGAAAGATGGCGTCAAAGTTATCGTCAAACGACTTAGACTTGTGCTTGGTGATAATCTTGTCACCAGTTATTGAGTTGCGGTTATTGGCCATTTAGTATCCCCTTAATTCTTCTGCCCTTGGGCGGTTCAATGTCTGTGTACCCCATACGAAGGCCAAGCTGCAAGTTGCCAACGTACTGCTCTGGAATAATCACCGGATCAATCTTGTTAGAGCGCTCTTTGCTTTCGTCTTTCGTTACAGAGTAGTAGGTGTTCCTACCCACGCCGTACTTAAACACCAGCCCCTCGGAAACAAGCATCTGCATGCTGTACTGAATGTCAGACCGGCTAAAGCCTTGGTCCATCAAGCTTCTACCACTACGATTAGCAATCAGCAGCTCTGCGTAAAGGGCCATCCGCACCTTAGCTAGGTCTTCAGACGACGATATAGACTTAATAAACGAGGCTACATTATCCATAGCAGCGCACCCAAGGCGACCAAGCAAACCATAATCCAGCGGCCAGTGTAAAGGCGTAAGTGATCTGCATCCCAGTGGTCTTCCTCTACGAATGTTGCGCCTGACCACTCGTCCTGGCGATTGAAGTGGTAGTTGCTCTTATCCCACGGCTCACGGTAGTTCATTTAGTTTCTCCTCAAGCTCTTTAACACGGTGATCTAAAATTTGAAACATGCTAATCAATGCGCCAATGTTGTTGTGTATGCCGTTAAGCGTGGCGTCTAATTTTTCTTGCTCTGTCATGCCTGCACCTAGGTGTTTCATGTGCTCTGAATAATCAATCTGTACCATTTTCTTTTTCCCTTTGCGCCATGCGCATCTCTAGTTGTTCAAACTCTTTACGAGCCTCTTGTATTTGACGGATAATTTCTGCTAACTCTTCGTTAATGTCCATGTCAGCCCCCTTACTTAATGTGTACGATTTGAAGTTTACCAAGCTCGCGCAACGCCTTAAACTCTAGCATGTTTTCCAATAGGTTAACTGCGGTGTTTTTGTAAGGCTTGTCCCAACGGCCGACGTTGATGTCGATATAAAACGCGGTGTTGAAGTAGTCTGTCATTGCGTCTGAGTTGTCGTACCACTCGCCGGTATTTTTGATGGTGTTTATTACGTGGTTTAAGAACAACCTAGCTTTACCAGTGTGGTTCTTGTCTATGTGGTACACATTGACTTGTTGGTAGTCTGTACCGAAGTCGATGTCACCGGCGGAAATGTTTACAACCAAGGTTGACTTGTTAGAACTGCGAGCGATTGTAGCCTTAACACCGTAACTTTTAAATATAGGTCTTAGTGCTGCACTAATGTTTAATTTTTTTAAGTTTGATACATAAGCCATTTTATTTAGTCCTTTTAATTTTATCGTGTTGCCCAACCACAAAAACGATTATACAGAGTGTTGAGGGAAACGCAACACTTATTTTTGTACTTTTAACGCATTTAGCAAATTATTTTGTACGGCGCCCTTCAAACTCAATACTGACACCACTCGCTCGTCTATCGTACCGTTAGCAATTATGTGAATAATTCGCACTGGGCGCTGCTGACCTTGCCTGTGCAGCCGCGCGTTGAACTGCTGGTAGTGGCCAAGTGACCACGTCAAGCCAAACCAAACGGCTAGGCAGCCACCGTCTTGAAGGTTAAGCCCGTGACCGGCGCTCTGTGGGTGAGCGAACATAAGCTTAATCTTACCCTGCTGCCAACGCGTGACGGTGTTGGGGTCCTTGTCTAACGCGACGCCGGTAGGGAACCGCTGCTGAAGCTTGGCCAGATCGTGCTTAAAGTTGTACGCGACCAGTATGTTCTCACCGCTGTTGTTCTCAATGATCTCGGCTAGTGCGTCCAGCTTAACGTCGTGAATGTGAGTCCAGTTGTGGTGCTCGTCGGTGTAGATGGCGCCGTTGGCGTACTGCAGTAGCTTGCCGGCTAGCACGGCCGCGTTCATGGCCTCGATCTCTTCGCCATCGGGCAAGGTCGCCAGTAGCGTGGTCTCAAAGTCCTTGTACTCGCGCAGTGCTGTCGGCGGTAAGTCTACGGCCTCGACCAGGCTAATACGATCAGGCAGCTCAAGGTAGTCCTCGCTGCTCATGCTCAACACCTTATCCCTAAGCAGGGCGTGTATCTTACCGGCGCTACCCTCACGTAGTGTGAAGTTGTAGCCCATGTAGTCCTTCTCGAAGAACCGGTCCTTGTACGCCGTCATGGTCCTACCTAGGCGCTCACCGAAGTCAATCAGGTACATCTGCGCCCAGACATCGAGTAGGCCATTGGGTGACGGGGTGCCTGACAATAAAATCATGTGCGTCGTGTCTGGCAGCACCTTGCGTAGCGCCCTAAAGCGCTTAGAGCTAGAGTTCTTGAATGAGTCGGACTCGTCGACCACCACGCAATCAAAACGCCACTTCTTCTGCGACTTGACTAGCCACTCGACGTTCTCACGGTTGATCACGAAGACGTCAGCGTCTTGCATAAGCGCCGTCAGCCGCTGCCGCTCGTTGCCCGTGCAGACGCTAATCTTTAAGTGCTTGGTGTGCTCCCACAGCTCGGCCTCTTGCGCCCATACGCTGTTAGCCACGCGCAGTGGTGCGATGATTAGGGTCTTGTGTATCGTGAACGAGTCTATCAAGTCGTTGACGGCCGTCAGCGTTGAGATGGTCTTGCCTAGGCCCATCGAGATGGCTAGCAGGCAGCGCTTCTGTTGCTTGATAAAATTAATCGCGTGCAGCTGGTACTGGTGTAGATCACTCAGGGAACGCATCGACCTGCTCCATAGTAGAGATAACCCTGACGTCGCAGCCGAATGCACGACGGATGTCATGGTCGCGCACCTGCAGCTCGGTAGGCTTTGCGCCTGGCTTCTTTAGTTCAACAAAGATAATCTTGCCGCCAGGCAGCGTGACAATTCGATCAGGCACTGAGCGCTTGGCGGGTGACGTGAACTTCTCAGCCATGCCACCTAGTGACTTAACCCGCTTAACAAACGCCTTCTCTATGTCACGCTCTAGCATTGCGAATTTACCTCGTTTATCCTTTCGCCTATCCATTTCATTACAGGCACAGCCATAGAGTTACCTAAAGCTTTATAGCGCGTAGTGTCGCTTGATGTAGGTGTGTTAGTGTAGTTATCAGGAAATCCTTGTAGGCGTTCACATTCCATAGGAGTTAGCCTACGAACACGCATATCATTAAACAATTGCTGATCTTGCGCCGTGCTAATAGTAAATGCTTTTTCTTCACTACCTAAATAACCTTTACCACCTCCAGCACAACCGCCACGAACTTTAAAACAAATAGATTTTGCGCCTTTATAATCTGTTGCAGTTAAACTTGGGAATGTCTTTAAATTTTCATTGCTAAACATTCTGACATTTCTTTCATCTAAAGCTACGCATTCTTCAATGCTGCTATTAGCATTGCTGGCATCTTTTTGTTGTGTTTTTCTGCTCGGTTTAATATCCCTGCACAAGCTCTCTGACTCAAAAAGTACTTTGGCAGCACTTCGCCAGTCTCCAAGACATCCGACAACGAACACCCGCCTGCGTCTTTGTGGCACTCCGAAATGTTGAGCGTCAAGAACCCTGTAGGCGACCCCATACCCGCATTCAACCATCCCTTGAAGTAAGGCTGCGAAGTCATGTCCTCCGTTGCTAGAGAGTACTCCTGGTACGTTTTCCCATAGAAGCCATTTGGGTTTAAAGTGGTCAGCCATTGCGAGATAGGTAAGCATGAGGTTTCCACGAGGGTCTTCCAATCCTTTTCTGAGTCCTGCGACTGAGAAGGATTGACAGGGGGTTCCTCCGACCAAAAGGTTAACTGGTTCATTTATATTCCACTCCTTAAATTTTGTCATGTCGCCGTAATTAGTGACGTTTGGGTAATGATGTTCTAACAGTTGGCTTGGAAACTTTTCAATCTCTGAATACCCAACGGCCTCCCATCCCATATGATGCCATGCTACTGACGCAGCCTCTATTCCACTACAAACCGATAAGTATTTCACAATCCTACCTCACATAAAAGTTTCTCAGCCTCAACCAGGTAGTAGTTGTAGTCAACGTCCGTCGGGAACGTGTCTGGCAACTCCATCAATGGTCGCGCACCCGCTGAGTTCGGTACGCGGTTACTGTTACTAGCGTAGTGAATGCACTGCGCGCTCGGTACGGCGTTGCTGTGATAGAACCTCACCGCCTTACCTAGGTACTCGCCCTGCCACGTGGCGCCACCCTGGACGCGTCGTATGGTAATGAACTGCGTGATGTCACGGCAGTTGCGTATCGTTATCTCTAGCGGGATCTCGTGCGCGACGTACTGGGCCACCGCGTGGGCGATGATCGGGTCGTCTGGGTTCTTAGCCAGGCTAGTGCTAGCGAAGACGCCCTTGCCCTTGGTCTTTCCGTCTAGCTTGACGGCCACGTAGCTGTTCACGTCACGGCTGGCTAGTGCTCGGTAGTCTGTCCGCTCTAGGTCAAACGAGGTACGAAGCATCCAGTCGAACGCCACCACCTCAATCTTGTGCTCTAGCTTGCGTGGGCATAGGATCACCACGCCGTCGGTGTTGGCGCTGACTACCCTGGCGCCCGCTAGCTCTACGGCCTCGATCAGCATAAGCAGCGCAAGCTGACCGGTGATGGTTGTCTGTATCAGTAGCTCAGGCGCGAACAGCGCGCTGTACTTACTGCCAAGCTTGCCGAAGCTACCGTTGACGGCAATCTTAAGCACGTCGGCCGTTACCTTGTCGCCACGGTGCTTGGCCTCTAGGCGCCTAGTGACTATTGTCTGATACACGCGCAAGAACGGCGCGCCCATACTCTTAGGCGCCAATCGCTGCTGCAGGATAATGTTCGGGTAGTAGCTGGCCACGTCTAGCTCTAGCAGTATGTTCTCGTCGTCTGCCTTGATGTACTGCGACTTCTCGCAGCTGTGCAGGCCACCGATGCCCATCTGATACTCGGCCGTGCCGATATTAATCTTAGTGTTGCGTAGCCAGTCCGGCATCTGCACCGCGCCGTTCAACCCTAGCGTGAACTTGTGCTCGCACAGGCTGTTGATCAGTAGGTTAAGCGCCGTGTCGGTGAAGTTAACAATCTTAGGGTCGGTGTAGTTAAAGGTCGTGTTGTCCTTCAGCGTTACCTTGCCGTAGCCCTCGTTCGTGATCTTAGTCAGCTCGCTGATGATCACCGTCTCGGCAATCTGCGCATCGCTCTTACTGCGTAAGTCCATGCCGTACTGCTTGCTCATTGTGACGCGCAAGTCAATCTGCGGCTTCAGCGCCTTGTACAGCATGGCCGTCGTGTGTAGGTCGTTCTCGCAGTACTGGCGTAGCTCAGCTCGTTGGCTTGGGGATATTCTGCTGCTAGGGTCAATCGGTAGGTCTTGCATCTTAGGGGCGTTCATGCGGCCGCCGTAGATCTTAAGGCTAGAGCGCCCAGGGGCGACCTCGATTAGGTCGATGTGGTCTGTCTTTAGTAGCTCAAACTTATGCGCACGCAGTATCGTCCAGCTCGGCTGGTTGCTCTTAATGATACTGTCGGATAGGTCTTTAATCTTTTGGTTGGTGTAGCCAGCTAGGGCTGCACTGATAATAGGTATGTCGTAGCTGTTGCCGTTGAAGCTGATAACGGTCTCTGTCTTAAACAGTGCCGTGATTTTATTTACATCAAGCTTGGCGTCTGCGTGAAATTCAAAGTGACGGATCTTGCCATCATCTAGGCGCAGCATCGAGAGTAGAAAATAATCCGAGTAGACCTCGGTATCGATTACAAACATTAAGGGGTAGCCTTTTAGTTAAAACGCCCCTCAGCATCGAGGGGCGGTGTTACATGTAACGCGTATTAAAAGTCGTCGTCAACAATATCAAAATCGTCAACACCAACACTCGTACCGCCGTCACCGAACGGCTCACCGTCACCGGCAAACTGAACAGCCAATAGGTTAGCGTTGATACGCTTACCGAAGCCGTTGTCCTGTGCCCAAAGCTCAATTATTGCGTTGACGTAGCAACCAGCGTAGAAAACATTGTCGTCTTCTGTTACTGGTGACTTGTCCTTGCCGATAACCAACGGACGTTTGCCGTTAGCGCCCTTGATACTAAAGTGACCGGCGTACCCGTCGTAGTCAATCTCGTCGCCATCTTTAAGGCAGATCTTGTCGGAGCCAAGCTTGGCACCTTTTAAGTCTGTCTTAACTTTCTCAGCGATTGCAGACTGAATCTCGGCGATTGTTTCCGCGTGTGTCTTTTTGTTTAGTAGGAAGGTTGCCTCGTACTTAGTTTCGTTGCCTTGGAAAGACGCCTTGTGAAACAGTGAGGGGAATGATAGTCGTACATTTTTAAGTTTAATTTGAGACATTTTACTTTTTCCTTTTACGTTTGAAGTTTATTGTGCCTAGACTGCGCACAAAAAGAATATTAGCACAGCTAATTAATTAAGTCAAAGTCATTTTTACTGACGTTGACCGGAGGACGCTTATCTGACTCCGGCACTAGCGTTGGCGCGCCCTCTGGCTTGGTGACTAGGTCGTCCAGCAACTCAGCGCGTGACTTGCCCAGCTCTTTCTCAGCCTGCGCCGGTGAGATGATCTTGCGCGTGTAGAGCGTGTCCTCGCCTAGCACGTCACGCAGTGCGGCCGCTGTCGCTACCTCATCACGCCAGGCACGGTTGGCCCTACCGGCTACCAGCTTGTAACCGTTGAACCCTTGGCCGGTGCTTAGGCGGTCGGTCACTAAGGTCTCGATGGCGTCGAACCATGAGACAATCAGCTTCTTGTTGTCTAGCGCCGTCTTAAGCTGCTCGTCTGTCAGCTGCTCCGGCTTGCTGGTGTCTAGGTTATCGAACGAGGTCATCAGCGTGCTCTCGGTTAGCTTGGCTAGCGCTGGGCAGGTGGCCTTGGCTCGACACCATTGGCATTGTTTCTCACCTGGCACCCTCGGCGCGTTGTCAGTTAACGCTAGCTCGGCGGCTTGCTTTAGGCGCTCACCCCAGCGGTTAAGCTCGTCGATGCCAATGGACCACTCTGAGATGTGATCGAGGCGCGGCTGCACAATAACTATATTAATAGTCTTGATGTTGAACAGCATGCCGTAGTCGTTCACCGCACCGAGGGCGTACAGTATGCCCTGCGTGTTGTTCTCTGCGTCAACGCGTACGCCCTTGCCGTACTTAAGGTCGACGATGGTCATGGTCTCGTCGTTGATCACGATGGCGTCGCTGGTGCCGAACCCCTCTGGCGCGATGTGACTGAAGTCCACGCGCTGCTCGACGAACAGCTCGCCGCTGATTGAGTTGACGTAGCTGACGTAGGTCATAACGTAGTCGTACATGTCTTGGGTGACAACCACGTTGCTTTCTAACAGCGTTTCGCCAATTACGTTATTCCAACTGTCGCCTCGCAGCAGCATCTCAGCCAGCTCGTGAGCAGCCGTGCCCTCCTCGGCAAAGACAGAGGTTGTGTTGGGGTAGTCCTTCTCGGCGAACACGCTGCCGGCACAGAGGGACCACTTCGCGCTACCGCTAGCGCTTAGCTTTGCGTGGGCGGTGCTCATGCTCCTAGCTCCAATAGCTGCTTAGCCAATGATGGTAGCTTGTCGGCTGCGACGTCGCTCACCAAGGTGGCGCCAAAGCTAGAGATCACTGCCTTAATCTTGTCTCTGTTCGCTGGGTCTTTGCGCACTAGGTCCAGGCACAGCGCCTTTAGCTTGTCGTGCGTTTGCTCTGGTGTATCTTTGACCTTCTCGGCTGCCGGCGGATCGTTCTGTACAACCTTAAGCTCGGCCTTAGGCTTCTTAGGCGCCGGGGCCGTTAGCTCTACCTCGTAGACGGTCTCGGTCGGTGCCGGCGTTACGCTCGCGGTTGTAACGTCTAGCGCTACAGTAAGGCGGTGGATGGCTAGGGTTAGCTCTTTGATGTTATCTTCTAGTGACATTTTAGTTTTCCTTTTATGTTTTAAGTGATGTGTTGCAAAATAATATTACCACAGCTAATATTACTTGTGCTAATATATTTGGGTAAATTAACTAAAGGGTAAATCATAATGAGTAAGTTGATAGAGTTGGTCGCGTACTTCGGTACACAGGACAAGATGGCCGACGCGCTAGAGGTAACGCAGGGCGCCGTCAGTCAGTGGTTAGCCACGGGTGGCTTGCCTGCCCGTCGAGCGATTGAGATTGAACGCATCACTAAGGGCCGCTTTAAGGCGCTGGATATTGTAGCACCTAGCGAGTCAGCGGACCTATAAAAACAATTAATAGATTGGACACTCCAATGAAAACATACAAGCTCTCGATTGGTAAGACAGAATCGAGTAATAAGGTAGCCGCCGTCGTTCGCGGTTGGCAACATATAATGAAGCAGCTATCGACTCACGCGGTCGCCGATAAGAAGGGCGGCAAGTACTTGGTCGGTGGATACTACAGCGGTGACGTGCGCAAGGAAGAGTTCATGATCGCCCGTACGCTGATGGTCCTAGACATCGACGGCTACGTTGGCACGATTGACGATCTGGCGTTTGACTTAGAGATAAGCATTCGCGGCACCTTCGTCGCCTACTCAAGCTACCGTCACGACAGCAAGCGCCCACGCATCCGCGTTGTGCTCCCGCTCAGCCGTGAGGTCACGCCTGACGAGTACCGCGCGCTGGCGATTAACTTCATGCTGGGCACGACCATCCCCTTCGAGGCCTTCGACAAGTGCTCCTCCGTGCCTAACCAGGCTATGTTCTTGCCTCAGCACCCTGAGGGCGGTGATCACTGGTCCATGACGCAAGAGGGCGACGAGCTACTCGTGCCCGACGTCATACACGGCGTCGAGAGACACGTCACGGTAGACTCTTCAGACGACGAGCTCGATGAGCTCAGCTCCGCGCTCGCCAACCAGCCGCTCGACATCACACCTGAGATGGTCGACGCCTACCTGTCCGCGCTCGACCCTACCCAGGCCCCGTACGACACTTGGGTCAAGGTAGGGATGGCGCTCTTTCATCAGTTCCAAGGCTCGGCCGCAGGCTTTGAGCGTTGGGTCGCCTGGTCCAGCGCTGACAGTGATCGGTTCGATGAGGCAGAGATGGCTCCCAAGTGGCAGTCGTTCGGTGGCGCCGAGTCGCCCATCACGTTCGCCTCTATCATGCACTGGGTCAAAGAGGCCGGCGGCGTCGTGGCTGTGGATAACATGTTCGAGACCTTGCTGCTTGAGGCCTCGAAGGTCGCCACCTTCGACGAGTACCAGAAGTTCAAGGACAAGATCACCGCCATGAGCGACCACGTCCTACCGCCGGTCTACCGGTCCGGTGTCGTGAGTGAGCTCGCTGATCACTTCGGTAAGATTAACAAGGTCGCCAAGGGCGCCATCACCAAAGAGATGCAGGCCTCTCGCGTCGCCAGGGCTAACACCGTCGTGCAGCCGGACTGGCTGGACCCTTGGGTCTACGTCGAGAACACCTGCTCGTTCGCTAACGCTGACGTGGCCGACTACATGATCAAGCGCGAGGCCTTCAACGCTAAGTTCGACCGCGAGCCTGAGTGCTTGGCTGCCGAGCGTCAGGCCTCACAGCTTGCATTGGTTAACTACAACCTTCAGACCGTGGTGGACGTTATGTTCTTCCCCGCTGCCGGTAAGTTCTTCACGTACGAGCACAAGCGCATGATGAACTCGTACTCACCCAAGGGCGTCAGCCCATGCGAGACGATTGACGACGACGGTCAGATGGTGGTCGACATGTTCTTGAAGCACGTCGCCTTCACGCTTGAGTCGCAGTACGAGCAGGACCTGTTACTAGATTGGATGGCCTACATCTATCAGAACCCAGGCAAGCGCGTGGGCTGGGCGATGCTGCTGCAGGGTGCACCTGGTACCGGCAAGAGTTACTTCGGTAACGTCTTCGAGGAGCTGCTCGGCAGCAATGTTCGGTCGCTAGACACGCAGGCCATCTCTGGCCGATTCACCGGCTGGGCTCACGGCTCTATCGTGACGGTCGTCGAAGAGATCCGTATCGCCGGCACTAACAAGTACGAGATACTGGACAAGTTGAAGCCGATCATATCGAACTCGACCATTCAGATCGAGGAGAAGGGCCGCGATCATCGGACCGTGCCTAACTTCACGTCGTACTTGCTGCTGACTAACCACAAGGACGCCGTGCCCTTGGGCGACGGTGAGCGCCGCTATTGCGCTATGTTCTCTAGGATACAGAGCGAGGAGGAGTTGTTCGACGCCTTCGGTGGCCGTGAGAAAGCCCGCGAGTACTTCGACGACCTGTTCGCTAACACGCGTCGTCGTCCAGACGCTATCGCTAGGTTCTTGCTTAACAGGAAGATTGCCGACAGCTTTGATCCTAGCGGACGTGCGCCGGACACCGGGGCCAAGCGCGAGATGAAAGCCTTGAGCGTGTCGCCTGATTGGGATCTAATCGACGACGCTATCAGCAACAACAACTGCGAGGTTATTAACGATAAGATTGTTGATGTTACCTGGATGAATAAGGTTGTCTTGGGCCAGGGCGGCGAGCTACCTAAGAATAGGACGGCCTCTATTATCTTGTCTGAGATGGGGTACTCACCCATCCCTGGACGTAAGATAAAGATCTACAACGATGGGCATCATTATGTGTGGATTAGGGGCGCGGTCGATGACCCACGAGTGACGGAGGTAAAAAACATCGTGCGAGACTTTCACAGCAACAAAAGTGGTGGATTTTTAGAAAAGGTAGAATTCTAAGTAAAAAGGGCGCAGTGACCGCGCCCTTTTTTGCAACTGCGCCCCTAACCGCGCCCCTATTTAATTCTTTGTTTTTATTATATATTTTTTATTTTAGATATCGGTTATCAGTTAAATAGTAAAAAGTATTCATATGAGAAATGAGTGTGTATATTTTAGAGTTGGTACAGACATAAAACACACACACATTACACATTTAAGTAGTATAAGAATAACCGAGCACCGCACCCCTAGTTAAAGTTCTTCTGCTTTAATGCTTGTTCAATAGCAATTCTGTATTTTTCATAAGGGAAATCATTGCCCCATATCCAAATCTTTTTAATGATTGCATTATCTTCATCATCCGTTAATCCTTGCCATTGGTCTTTTTTGAAATAAAGATTTACTGAACCATCTACATTTGGTAACGCACCCAAGTATTCCACAGATTCTTGCGCTGGTTGTTCTAGTGCTTCTTTGCAAGCGTTGATTGAATATCCAAGTGATTGCCTTATATAAATAGACTCAATGGTTTCTTCTTCTATGTAGTCTAATGACTTTTCTAACGCTTCAATCGCCATCTTTAATGCTTCGTCTTTAGTCATGATGTAGTCCCTAGTGTGTGGCTGGTGGGATGATGTAGCCGGCTTCGATCAGTTGAGTAGCGGTACGGCCGTACCAACCTTGCAGCTGCCAGACGAGTCCGGTGTCGAGTAGGTACTGCCAGGCTGAGATGATTGTGTCCTGATCGTGTTCTTCGCCGTCGAAGCCTTCCACGCACGCTGAGGCGTCGTATGGGGTCCAAGTTGTTTGTGTTGATGTTGTCATGATGTTCTCCTTAGTGAACTATAAATTGGTAAGCAGCAGAGTATTTTCCGCCGTTGTATTGTCTGCAGCAGGCACCACAAGCAAGTCCGCTGCGAAGCTTTGATCGAGTTGTTACGCGGTCACAGTTAGGGCAGGTAAGCTTGTACTTAGCTTTTGGCTTAACAACCTCGCTGCCGTAGCATCTAGTTCCACTGCAGCCGATGCTTACAGCCTGACGCTGCCAGGTACGATTGTGGCCGTGGCCCTTGCCAACCAACGCGTGAGCAATCTCATGCAGCATGGTGTCAATCATTTGCTTTTCATCGTTAAGCTCTACCAGGTGTTTGCTTAAGCTGATTGTCTTGTTGCTGTAGTTGCAGCAGCCGAACCTGCGAACGGCTCTGTCGTAAGTGAACTTCCAACCTTGGGTCAACAAGCCATGTTCTTTCATTAGTGTCGTAGCTATTTTAGTTGCGCTTGATAGTTTCATGATTGACTCCTAGCGTGAAGTTACTTTTAAGGTAATAACAGCTGTTGTCTTTGTGTACTTAGCGATTAACTCAGCTGGTACGTCAGCAGCGATGAATACTGCCTTGTTGTCTACTGTCTTTCTTTCTGACAGTGTTACAACACCACGGAAGAGGTCGCCCTCAATAACGCCTTCGTTTGATTTAAGTTCGTTCTTGATGATCTCGGCCTGTGCCTCAAGGTCAGCGATTTGAGCTAACAAGATGCCTAGTTGGTCGATTTGAGTTGTTGCTTGAAGTTTAGCTAGATTTGTCATTTTATTTAGTCCTTTTAGTTTTATTGTGTTGTCCTACCACAGAAGTCATTATACAGAGTGTTGAGAGAAACGCAACACTTATTTTCAATTAATTTACATAAATTAAAACTGTACCGCTATCGTACCATTCAGAGTGTAGGCCTATCTTGTGTAGGTACTCAAACAACTCTGGGTGCACGCCCATCGTGTCACGAAAGCCGTAGTAGTCAAACGCGTAGTTGCCGTTGATCTCTGAGCCCTCGCCAGACCATAGCGCGTTCGTGCTGCCGTTAAAGTCTTCACCGTCTTTTAGCCACACGCCAGGGAAACGGTTAGTTATTTGGTTTGCTTTTCTTTTTAGTTTGCTGTTCATTTTAATCTCCTTGAGTAGGGCCCGAAGGCCCTATTTAATTAATCGTCGTAATCGTCTTCTGGATGACCCTGATCTGGGCCTGTGTAGTGTGGGTTGCGTTCCCAAGTGTCGTACGGTGAAAGAATCCATTGAGAGTCTGTTCTTTCGGCGCCGTAAACGTAAGTGTATTGATCCACTCGATCTTGTTCGGTACCGTAGTTTGTGTATTCATCTTCGTTCATTTTGTTTAGTCCTTTTAGTTTTATTGTGTTGCCCAACCACAGAAACGATTATACAGAGTGTTGAGAAAAACGCAACACTTATTTTCAATTATTTTTAATTATTTTTAACGATGACACTATGACTAGGTTTCAAGGCTAATTTTATTTAAAATGCTTTTGTATGTTGAGTAAAACGCACAACTAGTTTAGACTACTCGCTGTTGAATATTATTGGAACGCAAATGGGCAACGAAGAGTACAGTCACCTAATGAACAAAAAGCCGGCGGCCACGGTCCTAGCTAAGTTCAAGAGCAATCGCTCACTGGCCAAGAAGCTTGGTATCAGTCCGAGCACGATCACTCGATGGACGTATCCTAAGATCATGAAGGGCACAGACGGTCACATCCCGCAGAAGTACTGGATAGAGATTATGCACATCGCAAGACGAGAAGGGTTTACACTCACGATCGAACATTTGTCAGGGCTTAAAGCATGAGTGAAGTAAGTGAGTCACGCAAGACAGCGTCAAAGGCGCTAATGCCAAGCGGTCTTACCGCGCAAGAGGAGGTCTTCTGTCAGAACATTGTCAGGGGCAACAACCAGTCAGATGCCTACAGAGCGGCCTACGACACCAGTCGCTACAAGGATTCAACCATTTATCGAGCTGCAAATGAGCTCATGTCAAAACCCAAGCTAATTGCAAGGATTGCCGAGCTACGCGCTCCTGTGATCAAGAAGGTGCAGATCACACTCGAAGAGCACCTAATCAAGTTGGGCCAGCTGAGTGACCTCGCTGCAGCCAAGGATCAGTACTCTGCTGCCATCAACGGCGAGATGCTACGAGGGAAGGTCAGCGGCCTCTACGTTGACAAGGTCGAGAGCAAGAACATCAACATCAACGGCTCGCTGGCTAGTGAGATCAAGCTGAGCCGCTTAACTGATGACGAGCTAGCCGAGTACCTCAGACTAACCGCGAAGGCCTCAGACGAGAGCCTAGATGGTCTTAAGGTGGTGACCGACGTATGATTGACATGTCCAACGTGATCCCGCTGCGGGACATCCAGCTTGAGCACGACAGGCGCCGCGCTGAGCGGTCATTGAGCGAGTTCACTAAGATGGCCTGGCACGTCATCGAGCCTGGCACGCCTTACATCGGCAACTGGCACCTCGATACCATCTCCGAGCACCTGGAGGCCGTCACGCGCGGCGAGATACGCAACCTGCTCATCAACGTGCCACCTCGGCACATGAAGTCGATACAGGTCGCTGTGATGTGGCCGGTGTGGGTGTGGATGACGCAGCCGCAGTTCCGTTGGCTGTTCGCCTCGTACGCGATCAGTCTGTCGGTGCGTGACTCACTCAAGTGCCGCCGACTGATCGAGTCGCCCTGGTTCCAAGAGCGCTGGGGCCACAGGTTCGCGCTGACTGGTGACCAGAACGCTAAGACCTTCTTCGAGAACGACAAGTCCGGCTACCGGTTCGCGACCTCTGTTGGCGCGTCGACCACTGGCCACGGCGGTGACGTGCTGGTTGTCGATGACCCGCACAACTCGATGGAGGCGCAGTCAGACACGATGCGCGAGTCCACGCTTGAGTGGTGGGACCAGGCGATGAGCACGCGTCTCAACAATCCAAAGACCGGCTGCAAGGTGATCGTGATGCAACGGCTGCACGAGAACGACCTCTCTGGCCACATACTCAGACAGGGCGGCTGGGATCACCTCTGCTTGCCAGCTCAGTTCGAGAAGGGTCGACGCAGCAAGACCACGCTAGGCAACTACGACCCACGCACCGAGGACGGTGAGCTGCTGTGGAAGGGTCGCTTCGGCATGAAAGAGATTGACGAGCTGAAGGTACAGCTTGGCGAGTACGGCACGTCTGGCCAGTTGCAGCAACGTCCGTCACCGGCCGCTGGTGGTATCATCAAGCGTGACTGGTTCAAGCTGCTGCCAGCAGATAAGCCGTTACCTAAGCTCATGTACGTTGTGCAGTCTTACGACACGGCCTTCACCGAGAAGACACAGAACGACCCAACGGCCTGCAGCACCTGGGGCGTGATCAACACCGAGGGCGGCAAGGCGGTCGTGCTGCTTGACTGTTGGAAGGAGCACCTCGGTTACCCTGACCTGCGTAAGAAGATGGGCGACGAGTACCGGTCCAAGTACGGCGACAAGGACAAGACGGTCGACGTGGTGCTGATCGAGGAGAAGGGATCGGGCATAAGTCTTATGCAAGACTTGCGTCGCAGCGGTGTGCCTTGCCATCCGTACAACCCTGGTCGCGCAGACAAGGTGACACGCGTTCACGCGGTTGCGCCCTTGCTTGAGTCTGGCCTGGTGTACTTGCCTGAGTCGAAGAAGAACCCAGGCCGCGCACCGGCGTGGACAGACGCGATGATGCACGAGCTGATGATCTTCCCTAACGGCGAGCACGACGACATGGTCGACAGCATGACGCAGGCGTTGATTTACTTGCGTGACACGCGCATGCTGAGCATCGACGGCAACCAGGTTGAGTACGGACAAGCGCCACCAAAAGAAAGAAGTAATCCGTACGCTGTGTAGTTGTATTTTAATTAATACTGGGTTAAAATCGCGAAAAGCCAATCCTCTTTAGGGAATGCTATGCCAAACCCAGTTAGCGCACTCAACAAGATCAAGAACATGTTCTCTCCACTAGAGAGAACGATCATCGCGCATAAGATGGAGACCATGCCCAGCTCACAGTGGGCAGCGTACATCAAGGCTAACGCACCCAAGGCCGCGAAGAAAGAAGCACTAGCGATCAAGCTAGACGAGCTACTAGCGCGGCAGTCTAAGGTGTCCAAGGCGGACATCGTCAAACACATTCAAGAGAACTCACCCAAGATTAATACCAAGAACCTCCGCGCTGATGGTTATGGTATCGATGAGACCCAGTACGGCAAGTACGTGTTACCAGGCGGCGAGGACTACACCGAGACGCTCATCCATCTGCCTCCAAACACAAGCTCACCTAGAATAAGAATGGATAAGGCCTTTGAAATCAAAGACGCTAACGGAACCGTCCTTGCTAGTGGCACAATGCCCATACCGGCGCGCACGCTTGAGAAGCTCAACAACAATCCTGATTGGGTGGTACGCGAGTATGATCAGCCCAACCTTAGCGATGTACTCCGTGACCCATCTAACTTTAGTTCTGGTCACTTCGACGAGCCCAACATCTTGGCTCACCTGCGCACCAACATTAAGCTTACACCTGACAACAAGGACGTGCTGTTCCTAGAGGAGCTGCAGTCAGACTGGGCGCAGCAGGGTAGGAAGAAAGGGTTCTTAGAACCAGACTTGAATGCAGAACGTCGCATTCAATTGGAAAATGAGTTAGAAAATGCAGATTTAGAAGTCATGGCTATGCGTAATCGCGGTGAGGATTCTACACCTATGGTTCAAAAGGTTCGCGAATTGCGGGCAGCGCTACGTGAAATACCTCAGCTAAGAGGCATACCTCGTGGCCCATACGTCGAAGACACAGGCGACTGGACAGCGTTGGGCTTGAAGAAGGCCATCGAGCGCGCGGTTGACGAGGGGCAAAGCCATTTGGCCTGGACTACTGGCGCGCAGCAGGCTGATCGTTACAACTTAGCTAAGCAGATTGATGAGCTAATGGTTACAAAGAATCCAGACAACACAGTATCAATGCTCGCAACGTTGCCAGGTGGCGGTGAGCATAGCATCGGTAAGAACATCCCTATGAGTTCGGTGTCTGATTACATCGGCAGCGACTTGGCTAAACAAATTGAAGCCCAAGGGCTTGGTGGCGAAGTTTATAACGCTGATGCACTTAGAGTCGGCGGCGAGGGCATGAAGACATACTACGATCAGATTATACCCAGCACTGCCAACGATATACTGAAATCAATGGGTGTAACGGAGCGCGTTAAACCTATCGGCGTGCAGCTTGGCAATAACGTGTCTGAGCAGATGGGCTTCGAGATTACGCCAGAGATACGCGACTATGTGATCAACCAAGGCCTACCTGCGTTCGCTGGTGGCGGTGTGGTCAAGGCTGCAGCCAAGGGCTTACGTGAGATGGCCGAGCAGTACATAACACCCAAGGCTGCGCCGGCTGTCAGTCGCATAGACATGAACTTCAAGGACGTCACCAAGCGCGTCCCTGAGCTGACAAAGGCGGCCAATCAGTTAGACAGAGGCGAGATCACCGCGAGCGAGTACGACAGGTTAGTCAACTCACTCAAGCCAGTTGAGCCGTACTCGTTTGTGCCAGCACCAGCAACATACGAAGACGCGATGCGCGCGCTCACCAAGAACAAGCAACCAATGTACGGCAAGGCATCAGAGATCCCAGCTGGTGAGCAGACAGACCTACGCCTAGACATCCCAGCCTACAAGGATCACGGCGTGTGGGTTAACTCTATTCACCGCAAGAACGCGCCGACGGTATACGACTCAGTGTCGTCAGTTAAGAACGCGACCATGATAGGCGCACCGGACAAGGCGTTAAAGGTAGCCAAGGGCGGACCCAAGGCGCCGTTCGCTGTTATCCGTGGCGAGTGGAACCCAATAAGCCAAGAGGACGCGGTCAAGAAGGCCCAAGAGAACTTGGCCAGTGGTGAGTGGGTCCAGGTTGGATACGACCCTGAGCGTCACGGCTACTTCTACGACCGTAACACGATGGAGCCTGTATCCGGCGCCGAAGAGATACTACAGATTGGCCCGTTGGTTATCGCCAAGAACCCAGCGTACGCCGTCAAGAGCGAGCAGAAGTTCGCTGGCGGCGGACCAGTTCACATGGACGAAGGTGGCTTGAACGTTAGAGCGTCAGGTGACTACGGCAACTTTGACAGTGCGAGCTCGTCAGGCAGCCACTACAACTTTAGCACCGACGTTGACATCCTAAACAAGTACGGCTTCGGTGTTACCAAAGAGGGCCAAGTGTTTAAGTTGCCTGCTCGAACCTACACGTTCGACGACGGCTACACCGTAACGCAGCCAGGCCAAAAAATTAAGCGTGACGACATCAGCGAGCTACGCGCTCGTTACATGACAGACGACGGTGTGCAGTATGGCGTTGGTCGCCAGCCACTAGCGAAGGGCTGGTCTGCTTACCGCACCGACCCACGCACTCAGGCAACGGTAGGGTTTAACGTGTCGCCTCAATACAAGAACTTATCTGTTTACCGTTCCGACCCACGCGATCAGTCAAGCGTTGGCGTTAACGTGTCGCCTTACTACAAGGGTATCAACTACACCAAGAACTTCGCAGAGGGCGGCAAGGTTAGCGACCCGTTCGCCAGCCTATCAATGATGGACAAGGCCAAGCTGCTAGCTAAGGCTGCCAAGTATCGCATTCAGTACAACAAGCAAGCGGTCGAGCACGGCAAGTACCCAGACGCGCTATCGAGCGAGCTCAAGAAGAACTACCTAGACACGGTCGGCAACTCACGAGTGAACCGCTCACCGCTTGATGCGGCGTTGAACTACGGCGGTGGCTACGACTTCGGCGTCAGACAAGACATCCCAGCTGACGTGGCTAGAGACATGGGCAAGGCCTACCAGTACACAGACTACTTCTTCTCACCGTTCACCGGTCCTAAGAGCGACGCCGTCGGTGACTACTACGAGAACATGGCCGGCGTTGAGGCTGGTATCAAGGAGCGCGGCAGACGCGCAACCGAGGCCGAGATACAAAGACGATCAGCCGAGTACGGCCGTGGCGTATCGAAGATGCTGCCGCAGTACGAAGAGCCGAACTACGCAGAGGGTGGCGCGGTTGAGACCGATGATATCGACTACGATTCCATGTACGAGTTTAAAGACTACGGCGACCGTGAGACTGGCGAGGCTAAGGACACTGGTGCCTTGGGCGAGATCCGTATGCCTAACGGCCGTGACGTGATGACCGAGTACTCCATTAATGTCGACGGCCGCGAGATGCCGAGCATTATTGAGGGGATGCACCCGGCTGACTTGAACTACATCCGTGAGACCGGTATCGTTCCTGAAGACGCAGTGGCCACGGCCATTCGCAGCGCTAACAAGCGTGAGGCAAGTGGGCAGTCACCGTTTTGGAATAAAAAAGATGAGCCCGCATTTGCAGAAGGTGGCGAGGTAGACTATGATGCGATGTACGAGTTTAAAGATAACGCACCAGGCTTCGCTAAAGGCGGCCCTGTTTTATCAGTAGGCAGAGGCGAGAAGTTGCCGGTGTCACAAGGCGCCGGGCTGACTGCAAAGGGCCGCGCGAAGTATAACAACGCCACTGGCTCGAACCTAAAGGCACCGGCCCCGCACCCAAAGACAGACGCGGACGCCGGTAGACGCAAGTCATTCTGCGCTAGAATGTCTGGCATGCCGGGGCCGATGAAGGACGAGCAAGGTAACCCAACTCGTAAGGCGGCCTCATTAAAACGTTGGAATTGTTAAGGATTATAAATGGCTAAAGACATGATGGACGATGAGGAAGAACTCAAGGGCGAGACGGTTGAGCTAGACGAAGAGGTCACGGACATCCGTGACACTGACGACGGCGGCGTGATGGTTACGCTTGAGAACGAAGAGGACCATCAAACCCAAAGTGAGCACTTTGCCAACATCGTTGACGACATCGACCCTAGTGTCCTTGCTGCTATTGTCGATGACTTGATAACAAAGATTGAGCGCGACAAAGACGCACGTAAAAAACGCGACGAGCAATACGAAGAGGGCATTCGTCGTACTGGCCTTGGTGATGACGCCCCAGGCGGCGCATCATTCACAGGCGCCAACAAGGTCGTGCACCCACTAATGACAGAGGCCTGCGTTGACTTCTCAGCGCGCGCCATGAAGGAGCTGTTCCCACCGAACGGCCCAGTACGCAGCAAAATCATAGGCACACAGAACAAGTCCAAGCTTGAGAAGGCTGAGCGCAAGGCCAAGTACATGAACTGGCAGCTCACCGAGCAGATGCCTGAGTTCCGCTCTGAGCTTGAGCAGCTAACGACACAGTTGCCACTAGGCGGCGTGCAGTACATGAAGCTGTTCTGGAACAAGGACCTTAACCGCACGGAGTCAGTGTTCATTCCAGTGGATGACATCTACCTACCGTTCGCTGCGTCTAACTTCCACACGGCCGAGCGCAAGACGCACGTCCAGTACATCACCAAGTATGAGTACGAGAAACGCGTACGCTCAGGCATGTACCGCGAGGTTGACCTCGGCATGGCGGATGACATTGATTACTCTAAGGCCACCAAGGCCAACGACAAGATTGAAGGTCGCAATGACAACTCTTACAACGAGGATGGCCTACGCACGGTGTTTGAAATCACTACGGCGGCTGACCTTGAGGGCGACGAGTTCTTACCGTACGTCATCACAGTAGACAAGGCCACAGAAAAGTGCTTGTCCGTGTACCGTAACTGGGCAGAGAGCGACGCAACAATCAAGGAGCCACTGGTCTCTATCGTTGAGTTCCCGTTCGTACCCTGGCGCGGCGCGTACCCAATTGGCTTGACACATATGATTGGCGGCCTATCAGGCGCTGCCACTGGCGCACTGCGTGCGTTGCTTGACTCTGCACACATATCTAACATCCCAACGTTGCTTAAGCTTAAGGGTGGCCCTAACGGCCAAAACTTGAACCCACAACCAACAGAGGTTGTAGAGATTGAGGGCGGCATCAACGTTGACGACGTGCGTAAGATTGCAATGCCGATACCATTTAACCCACCAAGCCCAGTACTTATGCAGTTGCTTGGCTTCTTGGTTGACGCAGGTAAGGGTGTTGTTCAGACATCGTTCGAAAAACTGTCAGATCAGAACCCAAATATGCCAGTTGGCACGACTTTAGCGTTGATTGAGCAGGGCATGGTGGTGTTTTCATCTATCCACTCACGCTTACACAACTCAATGGCGCAAGTTCTTAAGGTAATGCACCGCCTAAACTCTGCTTATTTGACAGACGAGATGGTAATTGACGAAGTTGGCGAGAAAATGGTCGATCCGTCAGATTTTGACGGTCCGATGGACGTTATTCCTGTCTCAGACCCCAATATTTTCAGTGAAACACAGCGTTTTGCGCAAATTCAGGCGGTTCAACAGCGCGCAATGGCGATGCCACAGCTGTATGACGTGCGTAAGGTTGAGGAATTATTCTTAAAACAACTAAAAATACCAGAGGGTTCTGAGTTATTGATACCAAAACCTGAGCCTAAGAACATCGACCCCATACAAGAGAACTTTGCGGCCTCCGTTGGCAAGCCAATCGGCGCGTTGCTTGAGCAAGAGCACATCGCCCACTTGCGCGTACACTTAGCGTTCTTACAGTCGCCCATGTTTGGTCAAAATCCAATCATCGCACCGATGTTTGTACCGGCAATAGTGGCGCACATTAAAGACCACTTGTTAATGCACTACATGAAGGTCACCAACCAAGGCCTCAGCGTGGCTAGCGAAAGTGGCCAGTTGAATGACGACGCGATGATTGAGGCACAAGCAGCGGTTGAGATACAGCAAGCGATTGAAAGCGCGATACCGCCAGAGTTCTTGCAAATTGTTTCAGAGGCGTTCGCTATGGCGCAACAAATGCAGCCACAGCAACCACAAGATCCAACTATGGCCGCAGTAGAAGTACAAAAACAATCTATTGCACAACGTGCCCAGTCTGATCAGATGAAGATACAGGCGCAAGGTCAGCGTGATCAAGTTCAAGCGCAGACACAAGCACAGCGTGACGCGGTCAAAGCTAGCTTGCAACTTCGCCAGGACGAGCTTGATATGCAAACCGAGCTGCTTAAACAAGACCGTGAGGACGCACGTAAGCAGGCCGATTTAACAGCACGCTTGCAAATGAACCAAGAAGACAACGCTACGGCCAAGGACCTTGCAGCAGCTGAGATATTGAGCGGTAACAAAGTAGACGTGTCAACTGGCACGGGCATTAACCCAAATCCTAACTTTTAAGGAGCAACAAAATGGCAACAACAGATAAATGCAATTGCAAAAATTCACAAGGCGTATCACAGCACCAACGTATGGCAATGGGCGCTAAGTTAGACGGCAAATCATTACCCGGTACACCAGTTAAAACACAATCAATCCCTAAGTAACTTATGGATGATGCGGACGTAAGTCAAGAGCGCCAAGAGCGCGAAGACTTAATTAGAGCTAGGTATTCAGTTGATTTGACGATACCGACAAGCAATGTGTGTTTGAATTGCTTAGATAGTACAGTAAATGGGGCCCGGTGGTGTAGCGTTGGGTGCAGACAGGACTATGAGAATCGGACAAATAAGAAATGACGATCGATAAGATTTTGAATTTATTAACGACGGCGCAGCAAGAGTTGGCAATATCTGCGCTTCGTACACCAAATTCGCACGATGCGTTTGAGTATGGACGCATGGTGGGGATGTACGCTGGAATTGAGCGTGCTATAGAAGTAATTTTGTCAACAATTAAAGAGGATAACGATGATGTCTGATCAAACGCTGGATGATGCGTTTCCAAATGCAGACCCAGGAATAACACCTTTTGGGAGTTATGTTTTGGTGCAAATTAGAGCACCGAAGTTAAAAACAGCAGGCGGTATTATTTTACAGGCTGAAACCACAGAGACAGAAAAGTGGAACACGCAAGTAGGAAGAGTAGTAACAGTGGGGCCGTTGGCCTTCAAAAACCGTAACACTATGGAGTTATGGCCTGAAGGTGCTTGGTGTCAAAAGGGTGACTTTGTTCGAGTGGCCAAGTACGGTGGTGATCGTTGGGAAGTGCGCGTTGATAGCGACACGACCGCAATGTTCGTAATTTTTAAAGACACGGATCTAATCGGTAAAGTAACAGCTGACCCATTAGCGATTCGTGCTTTCTTATAGCTGATAAAGGAGCTAGGTATGGCAAAAGAAAAAGAAGTTGAGGCGCTCATCGAAGACGATGAGGACGAGCTAAAGGATGCGGAGTATGTGGCCGTTGACAACCCGCTTGACGAAGACGATGAGGAAGAGGAAAGTAATTTAAAATCATCTGAAGAAGAGAGCGATGCTAGTAGTGAGGACGACCGCGAAGCAATTCGTGAACGCCGTCGACTAGAGAAAAAAGAACGTAAAGAGCGCCGCGATAAGGCCATCGGCCGCGACAAAGTTGAGCTTAACTTTTTGCGTAGTCGTAACGATGAGCTAGAGCGTCGTATCGGTGCTGTTGAAACACACACCCAACAAACTAACTTGAGTCAGATTGATCAGCAAATCCAGCAAGCTGCTTATGAGGTAGAGACATCACAAAAAATCATTGCCAAGGCAGTAGAAGCAGGTAACGGTGAAGATGTCGTGCAGGCGATGCAGTACCGTGATCAAGCGATGGCTAAGATGCAACAGCTTACGCAGTACAAGCAACAGCAATCTCAGCAAGCCCCACGTCAGCCGCAGGTTGATTCAGAGGTTGTGCACTACGCTAAAGAGTTCATGGAAGAGCACAGCTGGTACGATCCTTCAGGTAAAGATGAAGACTCAGCCATTGTGTTGGCCATTGATAACAAGCTAGCGCAAGAAGGTTTTGATCCTCGCTCGGAAGAGTACTGGGATGAGTTGCATGACCGCGTTAAGCGTCGCTTACCAGAGAAGTTCAAGACTGCACGCAAGCCAACAGGCGGCCCTGCTGTAGGTTCTGGTCGTGAACACGCGCCAGTATCGACCAGGAAAGAGGTTTACATTAGCCCTGAGCGCAAGGCAGCCTTACAAGAGGCAGGCGTTTGGGATGATCCAGTATTGCGTCAGCGTTACGTTAAAAAGTACGCAGAATACGATCGTGCTAACAAGAGTTAAAAAATAGTAGTTTTCTTTTTATAAAAATTAGAACATAATTCTAATCAATTGCTGAATGGAGCAAGTAATGACAAATACAAATGATGAACGTTTAAAGAAAAGTGTAGGTGATGGTCGTGGAGATCGTGCGATGGAAAATCG